CTTACCATTAAGTTGATATTCTTTATATATATTACCATTATAATCTTTATAGTATTTAACAGGATAAACATATATATGTTCATGGTCTTTATCTTCTGCATTTTTAGTTTGTGCCTCTTTGGGAGTAAGACACTTAATACAGTCAGATGGAAGTTTATCTTCATCATAAGCATTAAAGCCATCTGTATATTCGTACAGAGCGCGATAATTATCTACTTTTTCCCAACTCACGCTGCCTTTGACAAGTAATGCCTTAATAATGTGAACATCAACACCTGTTTTACCTTGAACTACATGAATATGTTCAATGCAAGTAGAAAATGGAAGTCTAAGGTCTTTAGCTCTCATTGCAATAGCAAGACCATCTTCAACAGACTTAATACCACATTTATCACTACGCATAACACGTTTGATAAATACTTCAAGACTTGCAATTTCAGCTTCACTCATATAATTAAGCTGATATGGAGCAACAGAATGTTGAACACCATGTTGTTTTTCAATACCACTATTACTAACAGCAACAGCAGTATCATTAACTTTAACTTCTTTATCTTCGTCCATTCTATCAAAGAGCGATTTTGATTACACAACAAATGTAACTATTATATTTATACTAGCAAACAATATCATCAAAATTTTGAGCACTAATATCAGAATTAGCATTCTGTATAACTTCATGGTTAGCCGATAACTTTTCCTTTTTAAGACTTGCTTCTTCAATAGTACCAGCTATATAAAGTTTATGTACTTTAAGTTTTGATTGACTACAATTAACATTATTATAACGATAAATAAGTTCATCTATTGTATCACATAAAGGTGAGGTTAAAATCCATTCGTCTACGCTTGTTTCTAGGCTGTCAGTTGAATTATTTTTTATAGATAATACTCTTAATAAGCTATCATTAAAAGACTTCAAATTCAGCGTGGAAATAGCCTGTGATTTGATTATTCTTGGCTGTCCTTTCTTGCTTCCTGTCTTGTACAAAACAGGAATACCATTATCATCAACTAGAACTTTATCTTCAATTTTATCATGATAATCACCACAAATTTCACCTAATTTATCATTAATATATTTAGTTACAGTAGCAGCATATTCACCTCTCTTACTAATAATAAGAAATCGTTTGTCAGGATTATCTTTAATAATTTCAACTATCCTTTCTAGCTTACAAACATTATCAGAACATATAAGCATACGTTCACGAACAATATTATAAAAAGTCTTAACTCGTTCAGCAAGAACAAGAGGATTATAACATTCATCAATTTGTTTACTAAAAGGATTAGTCATATCCATATCAGCACTCCATCCATTATATTCAGCTATTTCTGTAATATATTGAATAGCACTACGTCCATCTTGAGTACCATTTCGAGCACATTTAATATTATCAAGATTACCAAATACTTGAATAGTTTGAGTAATAAATTCAGTATATTTATCATAATTAGTAATATCATCTTGATTAACAAACAAAATTGGCTCTCTGTGTTCCTCTACGGGGAGTAAAGCCCGCATAGCATTAATACCGCTAGAACTTATATTATCATTAATAGGAGGAATATTAGTATAAATTTCTTTTAGTTTGGCAGTATCAATAGTATCTTTAGTTATAATCATAAGTTTAAATCTAGCATGATTAAAAACTGTATTACAAGAAAGATTCCATTCATTAACTCCAATAACAATAGAAATATCATAACTATAATTATATCTACTATTAACATAAGTATGAGTAAGAATATTAATAGTATCTATATTTATATTATGATTTTTAAGACCATCAACAATTTCAGTTCTTCTTTTCCAATTATCTGTAACAATAAGTATTTTAAGATTAGGATTTTTATTCCTCATCAGAGTAATAACTCTACTTATAATTTTACAATAATCAACAGGCGGAATACAATTAATAGTTCCAATACCTTTATATTCTTTAGAACCCCATTTATTAATTAGTCTATCATAAGTTTCTTCAACTATATTTCTCATCCAAAATCATCTTCATTAAAAATAGGATTATACATACCACTATATTTTTTAATTTTACTTTTACCTTTACCTTTAGGAGAAATCTTAAGTTTGATAGGATTAATAATCTTCATAGCTTCTTGATAATAAAATTTAAAATTAATATCTCTAAGAGAAATATCTTTATCATCAAGACTATTAATAACTGTTACAACAGAACCAGCTGCCATTCTACTACGAGAACCATTTTCATTATGAACTTTTTCAATAATATAGCCTCTATTAGAAACATAAAATCTAACATATCTTTGACAAACAACATGAGCAACTTGTCCATTTTCAATCTTAGTTTCTTCTACATGAAATTGTCTACCAACATTTTGAGTAAGACAAAAGTCAAGAATATTAGTAGCTTCTTGAAGAGTATCCATTACAGGTTTATTCTTAAGAAAATAGTTTTCAATAGCTTGAGCAACAATAGGCATAGAATAACCTTTAGTTAAATCTAGAGAATACATCATAGGATTAAGAGCACCTTTAGATTCAAGTTTAAGTTTATGAACACCATTTTTAATAATTCTAAATTGGCTAAGATAATTATTTATATCTCTACTAACAAGACAATGATAATAATCAGTATCAAATTTAAGTTTGGTAGTTTGTTCCCAAACATCTTTAATACTATTATAAACATCAATATCTCGTTTATAAAGTTTAATAACAATACCATCTGTATTAGCACTTAATACATGAATATTGTGTAATTCTAATTCCTCAACCAACATTAGCATCATTAGCTGTCCATTAATAGTAGTTTTAAGTACAGCTAATCTATCATAAAGATTACCGTTCTCAAATCCAAGTTTACCATAAACAGAATTAATAACAATCTTTAAAACCAAAGCTAAAGTATCTCTATCAATTCCATCAACAACATCTTCACTACTATGCTTAACTTCAACTCGTTTATTTTTGAGCCAACCAATAAGATTACAAAAAGCATTAGTATCAAGATGAGCTGGAGCTACTTTATGGGCAGCAATAATACTAGGATACATACTATTAATATCGGCATGAATATAAACATAATCATCATCATTAAGGACATCGTGCTGACCCCCCGTAGAGGATGGAAATAATTCTCTTCCACTACTCCATAGTTCAACAGGATTATCTTGACTATGTAAACCTCCAGTTGCAACAGTATAAGTTACATTTCCAATTTTAACTTCTTTACTAAACGCATCTTTATTAACTCTATAAATAGTAGTTTTAAGACATTCATCAAGAAAATCTTGCATAGGTTTAGTTTTAAACTTAATAAAAGGAAAAATAACTTTCTTAAAACTCATAGCAGTTCTTTCAGTTTTCTTACCTTTCCATTGTTCGGGAGCAAGACCACTAAACTTACTATAAAATTTCTCAAAAAGAATATCAGCAGTTTTACTACGACTAGAATTAAGAACATCAACATCATATGCTTTACTAATAGCATAACGAGATTTAATTTCTTCTGGATAAAGACGAACTATTTCAGCTACAATGAAAACATCATTAAGATTATAATACATCATAGGTTCAATATACTTATCAAGAATAAATCTATCCCATTTATCTACTAGTTTATTAAGCTGTTTAACATTCATTCCTTTAAGACTAGGAATTTCATTATATAGTTCAGCTTCTTCTTCATTAATGTCAGGAAGTTCATATTCTAAAAGTTCATACCATTGAAGATTAATTGAAGTTTGTTTTAAACCTTTAGGAACAGGTTTACGTTCACCAGTTTTACTATCTACAATTACACTTGCTTTATTAAGAGCAAATATACGCATTACATCAATACCTGTAAATGGTAGTTTATATTTTCTAAGACTATTAAGATAAAAATCAGTTCTAAATTTATCTTTATCATCTTGACTAGAAATAATAGTTTTACTAGTTTCATATAACTTATTAATAAGTTCTTTCGTACTATTCGTGCGCATATAAAAACTAAGTAAAGCAGCAATCATAAGATTATCATAATTAAAATTATTAAATCCATACAAGTCAGTACGAATAATATTTCCATTAGAATCCTTATAATATCTAGTTTTATTAATATAATCTATCATAGAAAGTAATTGACTATCATCTTTATCTGTTATATAAAACTTATATTTTTCAACAGTTTCAAGACGAGCTTTAATTTCTTCAACAGATAGTTTTTGAACTAAAGGAATAGCTTTTCCATCAGCATTAATACAATCTTTAAATACTTTAAGATAACTATTAATACTAACAAAAGTAACAGAAAAGAAATTTCTTAAAACTTCAACATCATAAGCTATACAATTAATCATTTATACTATACCATAATTATTTCTATTTTTAGTAACCCAATTAACATCATCAGCAAAACGCTGTTTAAACATATGATAAAGATTATCATCTTTAAATTTAACAAGAGGCGAATAATTATTAAATATATACTTACCACTAGTAGCCATAAATCTAGGAATATGATTATTACTAATACTAAGATAAGCATCACCAAATATAAATAGATACTTATAATTAATTCTAGCTAATTCTTTCCATAGAATATTACGACATTTATTAATAGCAGTAAGATATGTATTATAATTATTAGAACAAGCGCATTTAATACTATAAGTCATATATACATCTTCAGTGTTATTACGTCCAGAATATTCATCATAAAGATTACCAATATCAGTAAATAATTGATAACCTTCACAATAATTTCTATCACCTCTAGGAAATAGGAAAACAATATCTCCATGAATACTTCCTCTACCACCTTGTATATATTTACCTGTATTAAATATACGATTTGGACATCGTTCACAATCAGGATATTCGTCAACAGTTTTACTTGCCATAAGATAATACTAATTGATTACTAGCACGAGAACAAGCAACATATAATCTACGAAGCATTTCATCTCTATTAGTATAAGGATGACCATATTTATCATAAATCATATCGTTAATATCTACAAATACATTTTTATAAGTAGAACCTTGTGCTCTATGAGAAGTAATTGCAAAACCATAATCTAAATCTCTACTAAATAAAATCTTACCATTACTATTCGTAATATTAGAAGCGATAAGATATTTACGTTTAAAATCAAAATATTGTTTCCATTTACTTCCACGTTCAGAACTACTAGCTTTTTTAGCATCATCAATAAGACTAGTCAACTTCTTATAATACATTTGAAATGTATAGTTATCATAATGGTCAATAACAAATAAAGGTTGAGTTATAGTACCACCATGAATAGCTTGAAACTTAATAAGAAATCCTTTAAACTCATAATCGTTATCAACTGTATCAACAATATCTTTAACAATATATTCTTCACTATTGTTTATAATAATATCATTAAAAACATTAACAACAGTAGTATAACTCATTATTAAATCATTACGAGTAATAAGACTTTTATCAGCATCTCTAATAATCATATGTCGTACATGGTTGTTCCATTGTGCAACACGACCATTAGTATAAGCTATAATACGATACAAATCAATATTTTTAGTATATTCCTCATCATTAAAACAAGTATCAATTAAATCAGAAAATTCAGTTTGACCACAAACATAAAATCCTTTAGTTTCTTCATTATAATCTTGTCTATTTTTAGATATATAATCAAGAAATCTCCATCCATTCTTACTATCTATATCTTCTCTAAGAAGTTTAAGAAGTTTACTAATAGGATTATTATCTCCTTGTCGTACAACTTCTTTAAGATAATAAGTATTACTAGCAATAAGAAAAGCTTGACTAGTTTTCTCATTAACAGGTGGAAGCTGACTAGAATCACCAAGCATTATAACTTTAATTTGAAGCTTCTTACATTTATTACTAATATACTTAACAAGTTTAGCATTAAGCATAGAAGCTTCATCAATAATTAAAACTCTAAGACCATCTAGTTTATCTCTTCCAACAGGATTAAAAGCAGGATTTTCAGGGTCAAAATTTTCAATATTAACATCAAGTCTAAAACCAAACAATGATTGAATAGTATTAACTTCTTTTCCACCAATAGAATTACTAAGAACTCTACAAGCTTTATGTGTAGGAGCAGCACAACCTATAACACCACCAGACCATTTGCAATTATTAATAACATATTTAATAACAAATGTTTTACCTGTACCTCCAGCACCACAAAGAGCATTAATATATTTCTTATCATCCCAAGGCTGTGCAAGAAACTCAATAAGTTCATGCACAGCTATTTCTTGGTCTTTAGTAAACTTAATGTTAGTATCTTTTCTATTACTATTAGCAATATTAAGATTACCAATCATTACAATTTGTTATTTACATCAATAAGATTATTTTTAACTTTATCTTCATATTCTTTCCATTCTTGAAAAGCTAAAATAGTAGATTCACTATCACCACGATTATAACACGTAGTAATATGAAACAATTCCTTAGCAAAAGGCATTTTAACAATCTTACCTTTAGCTATAAGTCCAGCAGCAAAAGGAATATAAAATCTAGTATCAACAGTTTTTCTATTTTCACTATCTCTTATAATTTTAATTCTATGATTATATTCATCTAATCGACGAGCATAAACAACTTTCTTTCCTTTAGTTTTGTAACTTTCACCCGTAATGCTATATAGTTTGCCATTGTATTCTACTTTATAAGTACCATCAATATATCTAATAATACCTTCACATTTAGCAACTATAATAACATATTTATTGACTATTCCTTTCTCTTTGGATTTACCTACAACTCCAAATGAGAATTTAAAGCTAACCATAACATACTACTTTCTTTTAATAGTACGCATACGTTTATCAACAGCACGAGTAATACCTTTAAAAGTATTATCCTCTGCAAATTTAGCTTTACGAGCAGCCTTTTTAGCAGCTTTCTTAGCAGCAATTTCTTCATCACGTTCTTTTTGTTGTTGAATAACATCAACAATTACAACATGATAACCACAATAATGAGAAAGAAAATCAATCTTACCACTAGTTCCATTACCAATAGCGCTATTTTTAGCTACTTTAATAACTTTACTAACAGAATTGATTCCAATAACAGCGCCAACATTATTAAGTTGACGAACAACAGAAACTTCATCATACTTTTTCATAAGTACTTTACATTTTTAAAGATTAATAATTATAAATTTAATAAGAAGATAAAGTATAACAACTACAATATCTTTTAAAATAGCATCGTTTATTTGTTTATTACTATTACTTCCAATATGAATATGATAATCAGCAATAGTATGAATAGTCAATATAATAAAACAAGTAACTATAAGTAATATTAAATCATTATTTTCACTCATAATAATAATTATATTAAGATTAGTAGAGCCACTACGCTACGCTCCGTGGCGACCCCCCGTAGAGGATGAAAGCAAGCTAGTCATTAAACTTTCTTTCTAATAATATCATTAAAATCACTAGTAAGTTTACCAATTCTATCTTCAATTCTATCTAGTCTATTTCTATCTCTATCTCTTTTAACTTCCCATTGTTTATTAATATCGCAAATATCAATTTGAATCTTTCTAATCCAATTTTGAGTATCATTAATATCTCTTACAAGTCTATCTAGCTTTCTACTAACGATAGTAATTCTTATAAAAAGATATATAGATAAACCAGCTATAAAGCCTATAATAAAATAATAAACATTGTCAATCATAGAAATAATGATAAAGTTTACGAATAAGTTCAAATCTAGTATCAGTAATATTATAGATTTTAAATGCTTTAGCAACAAAATCAAAATCACCATATTTAAGCAAAGCATCTATATAATCTTTAATATCACTAAGCCACATAATAGCACTAACAGAATATCTATCACTATCAGTATTAGTAATATATTGACCAATACCTTTAGCAATAGTATCAGCAGTTATATCGTTAATAATAAACTTATCAGTAAACCAATTATCTTTTATATAATGTCTATCAGTATATTTATCACGAAAGGCTTTAGATAGTTTATTACATAAATCAATATAAGAACGAGCAGCAGTTCTATTATTATGATTAACAAATTGAACATCTTTAACTTTAAGAGTTAAGTTCATACCACATTCGATAATACGAACTTTAATTTGTTTTTTATCTTCATTAATATATAGAACAATAGCAAGTTTATCTTTCCAATAACCAGTATTCAAAGTAACTATATCATAAAGTTTAACTTTAAATCCAGATGTAATAGTGCCATCAATATTCTTATAAGCAATATAATTCATAATAAAACTGTATTAAATTTTTAGTTTAACATTTATTAGCTAGTTCTTTTGCCCTGTATTGAACTTAATATTAATCGTGATAGATTAATCAGATTATACATAAAAATTCAACAGAAAGCAAAAGAACCATATCTATGAATGTGTTATGAACATAAATAGTTAGTCATTTGTAGCAGGCTCATTATTCTGTTCATTATTATTACTAGTACGTTTAAGACGTTCTTTAAGAATATGTTCAGCAACAGAACCAAGTTTACATTCACTAACATTATAACTTACACCTTTAGCATGAGTAACAGTATATACAATAGGATAATCAATATATTTATTATTACCTATCATACGTTCAGCTTTAGTAACCCCAATTCCAGTTACAATACCAACACAAACACCAAGTTTAGTTTGATTATGATATTGATAAGTATATTCCATATATACTACCTGTCCTTTTTCAAACTTAGCTTGTTCTTCAATGTATCTATCTAATAGACCATCAAAAATAAGAGAATCAAAATTATCCATTTTAATAATATATTTAAAGTTAATAATATACATACTAAAAAGCCTAGCACTATCTTCACAGACAATGCTAGGCAAAACTACAAATACGAAATCATATAAAACGAAATGTTTGACACAGACATCGTTATTACTAATTTCACAATCAATAATAACATCATTAATACCAAATCAAATATGACATATAACACTTGGACTATGATAAATATTAATAGCACTATCTTCACAGACCGTACTATTACAAAAGTTACAATTTTAGAAATTAAAACGGATAATAACAATATCATAGTTTCGGAGTTCAATTCCTCCATCATCAGCAAGTGAAATAATGCTATCATCTTCACAGATAATAGCATTAGAAATAAAATCAAAAACTTATGTGGGATTATTTAACAGATTTGTTTGCTTTTCTACGTTTAAGTTCAGCATAAATTTCATCATCACTAGCATTCTTAAACTTATTCTCTTGTTTATTATTAGCAGATTCATTTACCATTTTAATAATTTCCTTATATTCTGCATTAGAAGTATCAATAATATGTTGAGCTATAAAATTATTAATTTTAGTATTAGCTTCAACAACATTAATAATCATATCTTTAGCATATTTAGGAAAAACAGCAATAATAGGTTTAAGATTATCTTTATCATCAATTATACTATCCCAGCGATTAATAAGCCAATCAAATTCAAATCCATCTTCGGTAACAAGTTTAATAATATCTTCTTGAGTTTTACCAAAATCATTAAGATATTTTTGTTCTTCAAGAACATATACAAATAAAGCTAAACCTCTAGCATATTGGTCTGGAGATAAACCTTTATCTTTAATATCATTAATGAATTTATTAAGAAGATTACAATCTTCTTTATATTTACAGGTATCACAAGCAATATTATTAGATGTATTACATTGTTGACCAAGAATTTCATCAAGAATAACTTTAATATTAATATTTTCCATAATTTTATTTATTTAATCGTAATAACCAAAAACATCATTTTCAGGGTCAACAATAGGACTATCATCAACTATTGGCTCCCAAGCAATATCGTCAAAATCTTGACTTAGACATTCTGCATGAATTTCAACACCTTCAACATTATTATTGAAATATGTATCATCTTCAACAAAATAAATATCAGTTCTTTCCATATCTTTATATATAAAATAAACTCCGAGTAGAGGATGATTATCATCAACTAGTTAACTATAACAAACCCAATAAACAAAATGGATAAAAATGACAGGCAAATGAGAATTAGCTTTAATAAGCTCAACAACACTATCCATCCTCTACGGGGAGTCTATACTACAAACTTAACTAGCTTCAGAATCTTTATTCTTTTTATGAAGTTCAGTTTCAGTATCAATCATAATACCAATAACTCGTTGACTATCACTAGCAACATCAGCATGAGCTTTAACTAAAGCATCAATGAATAAATCATCTGTATATCTATATTCTCTACGAAGACCACCATCAGCAGTAACTCTAAACTTATTCCATAAGAAATCAACATAAGCGCCTTTGGAGTTATATATTCTTCCATCATCTTCAAGAGTGTGAAGAATATTAAGAGAAGTATGGCGTCTAAATGCAGCATTGAATTTAACAATACAAACTACATCAAGAATATGTTGAGGAACATTAATTCCAACAGGAACACCACGTTTATCAGTCTTAGCATCTTTAAAATCATTATCTTCATTAGATTGACTAACAACAGCAGATTGTTCTTCCTGTTTACGAACTTTACTTTGTTTCTTCTTCCTAGTTTTATTCTTAGGTTGAACAGTTTCACTACTAACAACAGCATTAACTTGTGTATCTTCTTCAGGAACAACAAGTTTACCCTCTTGTTTAGCTTCTTCTAAACTTTCAGCCATAGTTTTCTTTCTAGGCTTAGATTGAACATTACTAGTAACATTATCAAAATTTACCATAACACTTATAAGTTTAAGATTAATATTATTATCAGTAGCAATATTACTCTACTGAACAACACGACAAATATAATAATTAAATATAATACTCCAAATATATTATAATTTATTTATACTATAATTCTAACTAATAATCAATAGCTATATTAAAATAACTAAAATAGTTATAGCAATAGGAATTAACTTACCACGAGTATAATAAATATCAATAGTATTAAGAGTATCATTAGTATAAAGAGAATCAGTAATATCAAGAATATTAATAATATCATTAGTAATACCACCAGCAATATTAGTATGATTAGTATTAATAGTCATTATAATACTGATAGTATTAATAGTGCTATTATTAGCTAGAACTAATACTGTTAGTCATTATGACTAAAAGTCTTATTAGACTTGATAATACAGTTAAGACTAGTCTTAATGACGATTGTATGACTAATAGTCATGACGAACGTCAATGAGATGATAATGACGATAGAACTGAAGATAACATTGGTGTAACTAAAAGTTATAATGAATGAGATTGAGAAGATGATGCTATGACTGAAATTGATAGTGGTATAACTGGAGGTTATAATGAAAAGTTATAGGAGATATAACGAGAAGTTATAGGAGAGAAAGAAAAGGAGTTGAAGCAATAAGTTTAGATTGATTAGGAAGAGGAAGAAGAGGAGGATGTGGAAGAGGAAGAGGAATGCCAGCAGGACTAGTTCCTTTAGCATATCTATCTCGACCATTATCTCCACATTCATCTCCATCACAACCATTCTCATCTCCACATTCAACCTCAATTTAACCCTATTTGAACCACATCCAACTCCATCATCTCATTCATCACCTTATCCACATTCATCACTTTCATCTCCATATCCTCTTTCTCCACATTCAATACCTCTCGTCACCTCTAATTTCACCTCTATAACTTTTTGTTATAGGAGTAAATCATCATTAGTTTCAGTTATAGTATTATCATCAGTAATAGTATCACATTTATGATTATTAAAACAATTATCAATAATATAAGCGATACTTTTTAATTCATCATTAATAAAAAGCCTACAACTATCAATAGCGTTATATACTTGTTCAATATCATCAGCACTACCATTAGTAGTCATATCAGTAATAGAAATAGGAATAACAATATTAGCTGTATTCAATCGAATAAGTTCAACAGAAGTAATAGAATTATCATTCTCAACTTCAATAGTAGTAATAATACGATGTACTTTCATGATGTTTAATATTAGGATAAGACTTATCAGAACTTGCAGCTAGTTCATGATTGACAAGACTTATCAGACTGTTAAGTTCGTTTGCTGCAATATATTTAATGTTGATAATGAGCATTTCCATGTTGAACACTAGCAACAGCATCAACAAAACTATTTTTGATAACATCAGTGCTACCAACCCGAAGGTCAGTAGCACCATGTTCATTAGAACAGCATATCGTCATTACTCATTGCAGTAGCAACAAAACTAGCCGCTTTAGCTTTAGCCTCACGCTTGGCAGCAATGGCAGCACGAGCATCGTCCATAATCTGCTTGATAAGTACATTATATGCACCAACAAGAACAGGGTCAGCAGGCTGTTCGATACCTACAATATGATATACATATCGGTCATAATCCACAACATTGTAAAGATTGTCTTTACGAGTAAATGGATTACGGTCTTGTACACCAGCAGGTACAAACTGGCAAAGAACTTTGACAGCAACACCGGTCAGATACATACTAGCAAAACCAGCCTCAGCAGCTTCGCCAATATAGTTGACAAATCTACCGTAAAACTTGTCTTTGCGCATTACAAGCAGTATCTGATTGAATGGCATCTGAATAGCACCAAGCATACCCATTCGATGTGTACCATCAGGCATACTTTGAGCACCTTTGACAGGACTAGCAATAGTAACAAACGCATTGAGATAAGATTTGCCATTACAACCTGTACGTTCTTGACAATCAATATTAGTAATGACAGTAGTCATTACATAACTATGACCATCAGTACAAATGCGTCTAACAACATCATCAATGGTTTCCACTTGCGCAGAACTTTGGTTATCTGTATCAACAGTAGGTTGAACAGGTTGGTTAACACTAGTAGTTTGTTCAACTACATTAACACTCTCAGGAGCAGCAGCACCTTGTGCAGCTTGTGCTAAATCTTTAACGTCTGGCATGACTATTAAGTATTTAATTACGCTAATCAGTAGCATTACTGACAGTTGTTTTCGTTCCAACTGCAAAGTATTTAATGTTGATAATGAGCAACATCATCTAGTAGAGATTAATCTCTACTAAGATAACTAACAATAGCCGATAGTATTCCAAATACAACAGCAGTAATCTGTTCATCACTAGTTGGCTCTACTTTCAATGCTAGTATGATAGCTGGAATCATCAGTATGATAGCAACTAACAATAATGGTTTGTTTGTTCTCATAATGATTGGTATTAACAGTTAGTAATGTAATGAGATGAATAATCTCAAAATATTTAATGTTGATAATGAGCAAGATTATCATTAACTCTATCAACTTTAGACGGGGGTAGTCAATCAAGCTTAACATGACCGGGGGTTATACTCACTAGCCTCACTATCACATCAATACATTCAATTTTTCAATCATCATCATTATCACTATAATCATCGTCATTATCTTTATTATTACATTTATCTTCATTATATTTATAACCTTCTTTTTCAATACTATCATTTTCATCTTTATCATCATTATTAATTCTTTTACTTTCATCATTACCAATCCCAATCAATTTTACCAGTATCAACTTCTTCTGCTTCAATTATTTCAGTTTCATTATTTTCATTATTTGCTTTATCTACATTATTCTCATTATCATCATATAAATAATCAAGTTCACTTTTATATACTTGTTTATTTTTAATTATAATACAATTATCATCTTTAACTAATCCTATTCTATCTATATAATTAATATTATCATCTAATTTTATTTTAGAATCATCAAGTTTACCTTTAGTAATAATTTCATGAAATTTATTAATATCTCCTTTAAATATAACTCTAGGATTAACTTCAAACATACTACGTTTATCTGTTCTACGAATAATATTAAGTTTTTCTAATGTAACAATAGCATTAGCAAAATCTCGTTTATTACATCCACTTCTAATTCCATTTCTACAAACAGCATCAAATAAATCTTTACTAATTTTAACAACATTAGAATTAAAACAAATAGTATAATTAATAAAATAAAAAAGTTCATGAAGAATTATACTTCTTAATTCAACTATTTCTCTCCAAGCATTAATACCAACATTAGAATAATATCTTTTAATAATTTTACCTGTATCAAAACATTCCATACGTCCAGTACCACATAGATATTTTTTATTATTATTTTTAACATCAATATCAAAAGTATTAGGTATAATAATACTTCTATCATTAGCTATATCTTTATTAATAGCATCAATAACAAGTTTATTATAAACTCGACTAGGTTTAAAATCTTCTTTAAAAGTCATAACAATAATAGTATTAAGTTCAACATAAAAATATATTACTCTAGGAAATAGTGAAATGTATTCCAATATGGAATAGATTTCGTGCACAAAGGTAGTCATTTTTGCCACTTAATTTGCATACTGATGGAGAATTAGGTATTCAGCATGATACATAATATGTATTATAACTTATTGATAATTAATGTATTATAATTACTATAAAGATATATTATATATAGATATATTATATAGATTCACTGTGACCCGCTTCGGCTTCGCCTACGCTCAACTCCCCGTGGAGGATAGATATAATCAGTATCAATCACATCAAGTTAATCAATACTATAATCAATATCATTATCTCTATTAATATTATTAATACTAATATGATTAAGTCTAACTCATCTCCATCCTCCACGGGGAGTATGACTTGCATATTTATAATCATATAATCCTCTATGATGTAAATGTTAAAAATAGTTTTTCTCTTGGTAGATTCATCTAAACTCTTACATTTGCTAAAAACAATTAAGTTATGGGTAAAGATAAAAGTGAAACTAAACCTAAATACACTAGAGAATTTCATAGTGGTGAAAGGAATAAAAAAGAGATTAAAGTTCCAAGTAAACTTAAACTTGGAAATATTGGTATTGATAGTATTATTAAAACTAAATAAGTTAGTATTATGATTAAAGTTGAAAGTAAATTTAAAGATTTTGGTATTCAAATACCTACTGGCATTAGCGAAATAACAAGTGAAGCACTTGACGCTGTTCTTACTAATGTAGTTATTGCTAAACATTATTGTGTTGTTGCTCTTTGCCAAAATGAAAGTTTGTTTGGTGTTATTAATAATAAAGTAAGTACAGTTGAGGTTATGCCAATTATTGCTAAAATTAGTAAAGAAGATGCTGAACTTATTGGTATGAACCAAATGGATAAGATTATAATTGACCGTTCTACTCTTGAACGTGGTTATCATCTTTATCTTAAACATAATGTTCTTAGTCCTCAATTTGTTAATAAGTATATTACTAATGATACAGAACTAACTCGTTCTATTACTGTTGGTACTTTTGGACAAAATCAAGGATATAAAAAAGGACAGAAAGTTTGGTTTGTTGAATTTAAAGTTATAGCTATTAACGATTTAAGAGCTGCTATTACTGATAAACATAAAGCTATTAATCCTTTTGTTTATCATTCTGCTGAAAAAGCTAATTAGCCATTTCGTCTAAATAATCGAACTCTTCTTAAAACTATTTATGTATAATTTAAAATTATAGGTACTTGTGTTCTTGTTTATAGTAGTAATTTAAGAAGAGTTCTTAAACTTTCAATTATGGATTTTAAGACTAATACTAGTTTTAATATTGCTAATACTAGTTCTCATGAAGATTTTGATGATGATTATATTCTTATCTATAAAGATATAAATAATATATTAGATGATATTGGGTTTCAAGGTGATGATAGAATACTTTGTAAATCTATTATTGAAAGTCTTGAAAAAGAAGCTAGTATTAATATACGAAAAGATAAATGTGTTGCTATTCCTCATATTGGCACTATTCAAAAGAATTGGTATCGTTCCAAACTTATTAGTCATTATAAAGACTTTAAAGAAGCTAGAAAAACTATGACTAGAAAAGAGTATAAAGAATATACTGCTAAAGTTATGGAAGAAGAAAAGCAAAAACATTATGAAGAAGAAGAAAAGATTAAGACTGAACATAAGTTTAAAAAGAAACTTCTTCCTATTTGGATTAAACTAAGTAAAAAACATAGTGCTGCTTATGCTAATCTTTGGCTATATGCTATGGGTAAACTTGAAATTATTGAATTTGATGAAGAAGTAGAAGAAATATATGAACGGTTTGGAATTGGATTGGATGCTGACCATAGATGAAACTGGTATGCCAAAAGCTCCTACACTTAAACAACTTCTTGATAGAGATGTTAGTCTTCTTTATACTAGAGATAAATCTTCTAACAAAGAGATGTATATTAAAGAAGTTGGAGTTATTTATTATCTTGGTGACCCTAAAGGTCCATGTCTACAAGAAGGTCTTAGCGAAAAAGAAGCTCTTAAGAAAGCTATTGAGAACTTTGATTTACCTAAAAATTATCAACCTGATATTCTTGTTTGGAAACTTATTAAAAGATATTATAATCAAAAAGCTGGTGCTGGTATGGAAGCTGTACTTAATATTAAGCGTGGTATTCATAATGTTGCTTTAGCTGCTAGCAAATTAAATGAGTTGCTGAATGACAAGTTATCTGATGGTGCTAGTCTAGAAGATGTTCCAACTGTTATTGGTTATATGAAACAAATTAATGATTTAGCTAATCAGTTTCCAAACACGATTAAAGCTCTTAATGTAGCTGAAGAAAATCTTCTGTATGAACAAGAGAATGTTGCTGGTAGAGGTGGAGTTGAAATTACTAGTAGTATGATTGAGGAATAAGCTGATGCTAATCTACTCCATCCTCTACGGGGAGTCTAGCGTAGGCACGTAGTGCCGAAGCGGGTCAAAGCTAGTGTTGAACTTAATGGTATTAATATGGAACTTAGAGATAAAAGATATAATGATATTAGACTTATTTTTCATGAAGAAGAACATAAGTATAACGATAGTCTTGGTAATGATTATATTTCAACTACTACTATCCTTCATGGATATCAACCGAAGTTCGATAAGAACTATTGGTTGAGAAAGAAGTCTAAAGAACTAGGAATAAGTGAGAAGAAACTAGAAGAACAATGGTCAACTATTACTAAAGAAGCTTGTGAACGTGGAACTAATACTCATAACGGTCTTGAAGATGGCGTCAAAGGAGCATCTATGTTTCAACAAGCCATTAATTATCTTGATAAACGAGAAAATGGTGTAATGGTTACTATTGCTGATATTCCAAATTTTGGTGCTAATTATAAACTTCTTAATCTTAAAGATTTTATTGAACTTACAGATAATCGTTATCCTCTTATTTATGATGCGTTTAAAATGTACACTGAAAGAGGATATAAGATTTATAGTGAGATTGGTATGTTTCTTATAGATTGGTTAATTAGTGGAACTATTGATATTCTTTTAGTTAATGAAGATACTAATTGTGCTGTTGTAGGTGATTGGAAAACTAATCGTGGTGGATTAAGATTTAGTAGTGGATATTATAAGAAAGATAAAACAGTTAAACCTGCACAACAAACTAATGTTTGGGTTGATAAAGATGAACGACTTTTAGCTCCTCTTAATCATCTTCCTAATTGTAATGGTGCTATATATAATCTTCAACTTAGTATGTATGCTTTTGCTGTTGAATATATACTTGGTTTAACTATTAAAGGTATTTGGCTATGTCATATTGATAGTGATTTTGAACTTAATGAATATGGTATGCCAAAAAGATTTTCTGATGGTCTTTATCATATTAAAGAAAATCCTATTGAAACTACTAAATTTTTTACTATGAATTATCTACGTGATGATATTAATAAAGTTCTTAAAGATAGAGAATTACAAATTAAAGCTAGTGGTGTTCAAACTCAATTTAAACTTGCTATATGAAATTAAATAAAGACAATTTAATTGGAGTAATTATTGGTTTTATTGTTTTAGTTATATTTGCTATTTGTTTATCTAGTGGATGTGCTAAACGTATTACTCCAGTTCCTGAAATTCGTTATGTTCCTGTTACTGATTTTACTGCTGTTAATGAATTAGTTCTAACTAAAGAATTACTTCGTAGAACTCAAGATTCTCTTAACGCTTATAAATCTGATACTACAATTAGTGCTGATTATTTTGTAGCTAAATATAAACTTGAACGTATTAGATATTATAATGATATTGCCGGTAAAGGAAATAATATTAAATATCTTAGAGGCTGGATTCGTAGAACTCTTGAAGAATAAGTTATGTATATTGTTAATCGTAGAAAAAATATTAGATTAATTGGTTGTGAGTATCATATTACTGATGAAGTTACATTTATAATTTATAAAGTACAAATTAAAGTTCTTTGGTTTTGGGCTACAATTAAAGAATTTGATGAAGATGAATATTATGATGCTCTTGATTGTTTTAGATATTGTACTGACCCTTATATAAATTAAATTATGGCTTACTTTGGAGATGCTTTTAAAAAACTATCTATTAAAGAAGGTGGTTATGTAAACGATAAAGATGATGCTGGTGGAGAAACTTATAGAGGTATCAGTCGTAAATATAATCCTACTTGGCAAGGTTGGACTATGATTGATTCTTATAAGAAACATTATACTGCTGGTAGTAAAGAATTTAAGTCTAAACTTGATAATGATGTTCAACTTCAAAAACTTGTTTGGCAAAAATATAAAATAAGTTATTGGGATGTATTTGAACTTGATGATTTTAATAGTCAAAGAGTTGCTGAACAATTATTTGATACTAATGTAAATTGTGGTCAAGTTGCTGCTATTAAGATGGCTCAAAGAGTTCTTGGACTTAAAGAAACTGGTAGATGGAACCTTGATTTGCTTAATAAACTTATAGAAATAAAAGATTAACTTAATACTGTATAGAGTCATGAAGAAGATGTTGATAGCAATATTTATAATAGCGATTATCAATTTGTGTTTAACTTTGTATTTATCAATAAGTCGTTTTAGTGTAGAAGCCAATTCATATAATAAAAGTGACACCGCTATTAATCATGTTCGGATTGATTCTATACAGTTAGTTATAACTGAAAGAGAAAGTATAGTTTATAAACTTAAAGAACATGAAAAAGATATTGAAGATAAAGTTATTAGTCTTAATGATAGTGCTTCTTGGGAGTTATTCAAGAAGTTGGTGTCAGAGTGAGATTGATAATATAGTGCACCCTCCACGGGGAGTCAATACTACTGATACAACTGTTCTTGTCCCTATTAGTATGATTAAGATTGCTAATACTAAAATTATTAAAGCTAAACTTTATAAAGATATTATTAACGAACAAGATAGTATAATTAATCTTCATAAGATTAAATATAATGCTATTTATAAAGAAGTTGAAACTTTACAAAATAATCTTGATAATAGTAATAAAGTAAATGATAATTTAAATAAGTCTATTGAACGTATTAAACGCAAGAATAGATATTTGGTAAGCGGTGGTGCTGTTTGCGCTATCGCTTTTGTTGTTTGTTTACTAATTAAATAAAATATTATGGCTGATGGTAAATATCCTTTTCTAGAATACATTGAAGAACCTGATAAAGAGAAAAAGTATAAGAAAGCTAGTGATTGTGGATGGTATGACCCTCATAATAACTTTTTAATTGGAGATAGTGGTGGTTTTCTTTTAAATATTAGACCTGGTAAATTTGTTAATACTGAACTTTTTAATGAAGCTGCTAGAACATATCAAGCCACAGGTAAATATACTCAATTTAAAGTTGATAGTATTCCTCATAGACAATTTAGACGTAGAGAATGTGATAGACGACGTAATGGTTTTTCTGCTCCTTGTTGGCAAAATCCGGATGGAAGTATAGAAGATGTTTGGATAACAGGTGGTCATTATAATTTTCTTAATTATACTCGTATGGAACGTACAGATGAATCATCTGTTATTGTTACTGAACATGGAGCTACTGCTAAAAAGATTTATAGTTTTCCTAGTTTTATTGATGCTCAATTTTGGACTTGGCAAATTATAGAATTTTGTAGACGTAATGGTTTACATCTTATTATTGATAAAACTCGACGTGGAGGTTTTTCTTATATTATGGCTGCTGATAGTTCTAATGAAGTTAATTTATCTAAGCATAAAGTTGTTATTCATGTTGCAGCTGATAATAAATATTTAATTAAACAAGGAGGTTTAAGTGATTTTGCTGTTAATAACTTAAAGTTCTTTGAAGAAAAAACTCCATTTAAAAGAGGTATATATAGTCCTACTACTGATAGTTTTAAACTTGGTTATCGTATGAAAAGTGGAGTTGAAGCTGATGATAGTTGGTCTAGTTCTCTTTTAAGTGTTAGTGCTAATAATAATCCTGACTGTGCTATTGGTAAAGATGCTGTTACAATTAAAGTTGAAGAGCTATCTACAATGCAGAACTTTGATGAGTTTATGAATGTAACTGAACCTACAATGACTGTTGGTACTCGTACTACTGGTACTCTTATGGCTTGGGGAACTGCTACTGCTGCTAATATGCAAATATTTGAACAAAACTTTTATAATCCTAGAGCATTTGGATTTATGGCTTTTGAAAATGTTTTTGATAATGATGTTCGTAATGAAGTTTGTGGATTTTTTAAATCTTATGCTTGGGGTCTTGAAGGAGAAATAGATGGAGTTAAAGGATTTGATGAAGATGGAAATAGTAATCTACGAATAGGGCTTCAGCTTGCTGTACGAGAAAGAATTGAAAAGAAAAAGACTGCTAAGACTTTTGCAGAATATCTTAATTATCTTGGTCAGCGTGCTTTATTTCCTGCTGAATCTTTTAGTAGTGCTAGTGAAAATATATTTAGTAGTGAAGCTCTTAATAAGTTTGAAGATAAACTTAGAGTTGATAATAGTTATAAGTTTTATACTGATGGTGAACTATTTGAAGATGGAACTAAAAAGATTTATTTTAAATCTAATGCTCGTATAAGAATTGAAAATCCTGATATGAAAACTTATGATTATATTCAAGGAGTTCCTAGACGTGGTAACGAAGACCCTCATGGTTGTATAAGAGTTTGGTTTGCTCCTGAATATGAAGAAACATATATTGGCGATAGGCTTATAAGAAGTATTCTTCCCGGTACTTATGTTGCAGTTTATGACCCTGTTGGTATTGATAAAGATAAAAAAGAAATTACTGATAGACATTCTCATAATAGTATATTTGTTATTGAAATGCCTAGAGAACGTAATGGATTTAAACCTAAATTATGTGCTGCATATTATGGACGTACTGAAAGACTAGAAGAAGCCGATGAAAAGTTTTATCGACTATGTAAATGGTATAATTGTATTGGTACTGGACTTGTAGAAATAAATCGTGGTGAAACTGTTTCTAATTTTCGTAAATGGAAAGCTACTAAATATCTAGGTTATGAACCTTTATATGTTTGGGATTCTGCTGTTAAAGAAAAAGTTAGTACTAGTTATGGTTATAATATTGGTAGTGGTCCTAAGAAACTAGATGGTCTTCGACTTCTTAAAGAGTTCTTATATGAAGTTATTGGTAAGAATGAATTTGGAGAAGATATTTATGTTTTTGAAAGATTTCTTGATTATCAAACAATTCTTGAACTTAAAAAGTTTAATGCCGAAGGTAACTTTGACCGTATATCTAGTCTTATACTTTTAGGTATATATTGGAAGTCTATTGATATTAAAGGTAAACGAGAACTTGCTAGTCGTAAGAAAGTTACAGAAGATAATGATAAAACAGATATTTTTAATAGACAATGGTTTTAAGATTAAACAAATAAAGATATGTATAATTTTGGTAGACTTGATTTTCCTAATCAGCATGTTAGTTATGCTGAAAAACAAGAAGTTGATTGGTATGCTAAATGCTGTGATTATGTTATAGAAGCTGGTATTGCTTGTAAAGCTGATTTTAATGTAGAAGAAAAGTTTAATATACTTCTTGGTAATATTCCTAGAGAATATTATAGAAAAACTCTTAATCCTTATAATGAGAAAGATGAAAATCTAACTCGTTTTCCAGCTACTATGCGTAATTATGATATGATGAAAGGTATTATTAGAAGATATATTGGTGAATATATTAAGAATCCACATGATTTTATTGTTGGAGCTAATAATCCAGAAGTTGTATTTGCTAGAGATGCTGAACTTGGTAAACAAATTATGATACTTGCAGAACAAGCTGTTGCTAAGAAGATACAAGAAAGTTATATGCAGTTTGTTAATGAAGGTAATAATCCTGAACAATTTAATCCTGAACAAGCTGTTGATATTGAAGCTTTTATTAAAGAGTTTAATGAAAATTTTATTGATGATATTAGCGCACAAGGACAAGATTTAATTAATGTTATTGATGACCTTACCGATGCTTTTACTATATATGCTAGAGCTTATTTTGAATTTGTTGCTTTTGGAGCTTGTTATACATATAGAGATGTTGTAGGTAGTCAATTAATTAAACGTGTAGTTAGTGTTAGAGATGCTTTTCCTGTTCCTAATGATAGTATGTTTGCGGAAGATTATGATATGTTTGCTGAACGTCGTATGTTGACTAAACAGCAAATTATAGATGAGTTTTATGAATATCTTTCTGAAAAAGAACGTGAAGCTCTTGATATATATTATCAATATAGTGCTACTACTTCTAGTGATAAAGCACTTTTAAATTGGGATAAGTATATGCATTATTTTGGTGATATATGTGCTAAATTTAATAAAGATGATTTGCAACATATTAAAAATACTAATATAATGGCTCGTGATGCTAATAATGGTTTGTTTGAAGTTTGGCATACTGTTTGGAGAGGTGAAATAAAAGAAGGTATTCTTACATATAGTAATGGAGCATTTGTTACAACAAGAATTGTTGATGAAACTTATCAGCTTAACCCTGCTGGTGGTGATATTAGTATTGAATGGGTGTGGCGTCCGCAAGTTTATGAGAGCGTTAGAATTGGCTCTCGTGCTACAAGTATATATCCTTATAAGGCTCGTCCTATTGCTTATAATAGAAATGGCAAACTTCCTTACAATGGTATTGCAGAACTTTTGCCGGGATTTGGAAGATTTAGTGTTGTAGATACAGTTATTCCTTATCAAGTATTTCGTAATATAGTTTTTTATCATAGAGAAATGGCTATTGCTAAAAATAAGATGAATGTTCTTATGATTGCTAAATCTCTTCTTGGTCATAAACCTGCTGAAACTATTTATCGTATGGCTGCTGATGGTGTGCTTTATATTGATGATGAAGATGATGCTAATCTTGTTAAAGCACAAAATGTTCGTTATCTTGAAAGTCGAATGAATAATTATATTACTGAACTTGGACAACTTATTCAAGAAATTGAACAGACTGCCAAAATGGAATGTGATATGACTCCACAACGTTATGGTGAAATTGCTAATAGTGCTGGTAAAGGAGTTACTGATGAAGCAGTTATTCGTGGAAGTATGGGTTCTGTTATTATTGAATTTATATTTGATAAAATGAGAGAACGAGATTATCAAGCTGAAATGGATTATACTAAACTTGCTTGGATTGATGGTCTTAATACTTCTTATAAAACTAAAGATGGTGATATTAGATATTTAAGTCTTGATGTTAATAGTCATATATTTGCTAATTATATTGTTACTTGTAAAACTTCAGTTAAAGAGCGTGAGAAACTTGAGCAATATAAACAGCTTGCATTTAGTGCTGCTCAGAATGGTAATATGGATATGGCTAATGCTGCTATTCGTGGAGATAATGTTGCTCAAATTAGTAAACTTATTGATAAGTATCAAAATATTCAACGTGAGCATGAACTTGATGTTGAACGTGTTTCTCAACAAACAGAACAACTTCGTCAAGAATTTGAACTTGCTAAGATTGATAGAAAAGCAGAACAAGATAGAGAAACAATTAGAGTTGAAAAATATCTTGATGGTCAGATTGAAGCTATGAAAGCAAATGCTAATATCATGAGTTTTGATAATGGTCTTAGTGATGCTGAAAAGAGTCAAGCTGAAGAACGTATGGAAAATGCTAGACTTAATCTTGAACGTAGTAAACTTAGTTTAGATGCTCAAAAGACTTCTGTTGAAGCACAACTTAAAGAAAAAGAATTAGCTGTTAAACTTAAAGAAAGTGATGATAAAGTCAAGATTGCAAAAACGAATAAAAATCGTTATGATAGTAAAAGTAAATAATCGGCTGTACTTCTAAATTTTGTTCATAATAGGGCTGGACTTGCTTGTGAAAGTAGGTTCAGCCCATTTTCATTTTTCTTTACATCACATGAGCCATTTTAAGCTCATTCTAAGCACTTTATTCATTTCGTGATAGATTAATCGTTATGATAAAATTTGATTCATACATGGCTTCTCTGAAAGCGACAGGCTAGGTTATCAGTAATAAATATTCTAGTTAGCAATAGTATGTTAGTCGGCAAATCGGCTTAAAGGTGAACATATTTTAACGATACAAGTAAAACTCGTATTATTATTATAGTTTATATTTGTGATATAGTAATTAATTAAAAACAAAGAGTTATGCCTAGTTTTGATAGTTTTGGTTTTAATGGTGAAACATCTAATGGAGATGGAAAACCTACTGACGACATTACAGACCTTGATACAGGTAAAACAGGACAGTTAGATGCTGATGGTAATCCTATTGAAGATATTACTAATAATGGTAATGGAAATGGGAATAGTGATTCTAATGCTAATAAAGATAACCAATCTTCATCCTCTACGGGGTGTAAGCCTAATGACAAAGCGAATGATGCTGATGCTGAACATGGTTTAGAAGAAGGTACTATTATCGAAGATGGAGATAATAAATATACTGTTGATAAAGACGGTAATCTTATTGACGATAAAGGTAATATCTTTAAAGCTAAAAATGAAGTTGCTGCTTATCTTAAAGAATTTGAAGTAGAAGATACTAAAGAAGAAAATACTATTGATGTTAAATCAATTCAAGAACTTGTAGGTGTTTCTGTTACTTCAGAAGATGGTAAACCAGTTGCTTTTGATAATACTCCTCAAGGAGTTGCAAGTTATATTCAATCCGTTATTGATTTAAAACGTGACGAATTTGCTCAAGCTGGTGTTAATAAGTTATTTGAAGATTATCCTATTGTTGGTGATTTTCTTAATTATTATGTTGCAAATGGTAATTCATTTGAAGGCTTTGGTGAACTTCGAGATAGAAGCGGTATTGAAGTAGATGAAAATAATGTAAGTCAACAAGAAGCTATTGTTCGTGAGGCGTTTAAGGAATTTAATCGTCGTGGTAATGTTGATAAGTATATTCAATATCTTAAAGATAGTAATGAACTTTTCAATGTTGCTAAAGAAGAACTTGAAGCTCTTCAGAAAGCTGATAACGAAATGCGTGAAGCTAATGCTAAAGAAGCTATGCGAGTTAAAGCAGAAGAAGAGAAACAACTTGTGGAATTTTGGAATGGAGTTAAAGAATGTATTGATAAACGACAAATTGCTGGTTATCGTATTCCTGAAACTGTTATTATTGAACGTAATGGAAAACAAATTTCTACTACTCCAGAAGATTTCTTCAATTATGTTTATCAAGTTGATGATAAAGGACTTTCTCGTTATGAAAATGATTTAATGAAGTTATCTCCTGCTGAAAGACGCGATGAAGAACTGCTTAAGGCTTGGCTTAAATATACAGGTAAAGGTTATGATAGTTTGATAGAAATGGCTGTTTCTGATAAAGAAGCTAAAAAGTTGAAACTTACTGCTAGTCAACGTAAATCTACAAAAGGAGCTATTAAGATAACTAAACCTGACAGTAAAAAAGATGCTCTAAAAGATGAGCGTTTTGGTTATTAATATAATAGTAAATTTGTAGATGAAAACATTACGTGTTATTGGACAAACTCGTTATGAAGATAGAGGTTATTCTAATGAAGAATCAATTGCTTATCTTCAGCTTCAAAAGCCAGAAGAAATTAATAGTTTTCTGACTTATAATTATGGTATGGATGATGACCGTTTTCCTTTAAGTTTTATTACTGAAGGTCAAGGTAGTCGTGGTATTAAAGAAGTTGCTACTGTACAATGGACTTGGAAAACTATGGGTCGTATGAAGTTTACAGATTTTGTAACTTATTTTAATACTGCTGTTTCTAAACCGGGTCAAAATGGTAGTGAATTTGAAGTTCACTTCTCTACTCATTGGTTTATTGAACAACATGGTCTTACTGCTCCTGATGGTGTTACTCAAGTTCGTATTCAGAAAGACTTAGGTGAATCTGCTTATGGTTATGCTTATCTTTTGAAACTTACTTCTCCTAATCCTGATGCTTATGTTGACCCTCAATGGTTGGCTAAAGGTATGTATTGGGCAATGAGTGCTCCTACTGTTTCTGAATCTTATTCTAAAGGTAACAGAAGCAATACTATGGGGCCTGCTGGAATGACTTCTCAACTTGAGTTTTATCGTTATTCTAAAGAAATAGCTGGTAATCTTGCTAATGTTGTTACTCAATATCAATTCCAAAATGATAATGGTGGTACTTCTAATCTTTGGATTAACGAAGAGATGCGGCAGTTCAACTTGCACATGAGAGTAATGAACGAAGAACGTTTATGGAAGTCTGAATATAACCGTTTACCTGATGGTACTATTCCTTTGAAAGACCATGATAATGGTAAACCTATTCCTCGTACTGCTGGTATGTTAGAAATTTGTCGTGAATCTAACTATGATACTTATGGTGAAGTTCTGACTCTTAACAAACTTGAACGTACAGTTGGTGATGTTCTTGACCGTGATACTCAAGATGGAGATAAGAAAGTTGTTCTTATGGGAGGTAAAGGATTTATTCGTGACTTTGAAATGGCTATCAGAACTGATGCTAAAGAAAACGGATTTATTACACCTCTTGGTGAAAAGATGATTCAAGATAATGGTGATGGTCTTTCTTATGGACGTTACTTTAATAAGTATAAAACTCCAGATGGATATATTATTACTGTTATTCATAATGCTTATTTCGATAAGGGTACTGATGCTGAAGCTGCTAAACAAAATGGTATGATTCATCCTACTACTGGCTTGCCTATTACTTCTCATCAAGCTGCTTTAATTGATATGAGTAATTATAAAGGTAATCAGAATGTTCGTATAGTACGTCAAAAAGGACAGGCTTATAAAGCTAAAGTTATCGAAGGTATGACTGATATTCCTGCTTGCTGGGGATTGCCTAATACTAATCATGCGGCTACTGAAATTGATATGGCTCGTTATGAAGTTAAAGGCTCTATTGGTTTGCAGATAGATAATACCACTAAGATGTTCTTATTGAAATGTGTATTATAATCATTTAAAAGAAGCTATTTAAGATATGGATTTTAACAAAGTAAATGAAGCTAATAAAGCAGGAGAAAATACTCCTGCTGCTTCTAATATAAATACAGATAAACAGGTTATACCCCCCGTAGAGGATGGAGTAGATAAACAGCCTGCTAATACAGTAGGATTTAGAGATGAAAGTCTTGATGAACCTTATACTGAAAAACGAACTATTACTATTAATTTAGTTACTAATTATTCATTATATCGTAGAGCTAATGATAAAACATTACCTAAACGAATGGATAAAATTGGTAGTTGTGTTCGTAGTTCTCGTACTCTTTCTTCTAATAAAGGTGAGATTGAATCTTATTTTCCTGCTTTAATTGGTCTTGCTCCTAATAATGAAAACTTTATTTCACGGGTTAAGGCTTATCTTAATAATATTAGTGTTTCAGTTGATGAACTAGGTAAGACTTTTGATATTTCTTTCTTTTGGAATCGTAAACGAGATTATCTTCGTTTTAGAGCTGAAGAAGAAGCTATCGAAACTGCTTATATGAATAGTGACCGTAAAGGAGTTAAAGAACTTAGAGAAGCTCTTGAAGCTAAGATTACTAAGTTAAATCTTCTTGAAAGTGAAAAGTATAAATATGGTTATCCTATTGTTCTTGATGATTATCTAATTTATCGTCATTGTTTATTATATAAAGATGTAGCTAAAGATATTGCTCTTATTAATTCTGACCCATCTATTAGATTTTATTTTAAAGATGACCAAAGAGAAGCTGAGCGTCTTGCTAAACATCGACAGGAAATTAATTCTGCTAAAGGCAATTATGTTAAACTTCTCACGAATAGTGATTTGTTTGATGCTGTATTTATTCAATACTGTGTTGCCAATAATATTAATATTCCTAATGGTATGGCTATGGATACTGTTGATAAACAAACTCATCTTGATAAATTTAGTACAAATGAACCTGCTAAGTTTAATAAACTTTGTAATGATAAAGATATTACTATTAAATCTTTAATTGAGGTTCTTATTTCTCGTGGAGAATTTATCAGAGCAATTCATAATCAGAATATTACTACTCCTGATGGTGAGTTCATTGGTGCTAATGTTAAGGAAGCTGTTATGTGGTTTAAGAATCCTACTAATAGTGCTCTTGTTAGTGCTTATAAAAATAAACTTAAAAACATTTGATTATGAACATTGGGGAGATGCACGTGACGTTCAGAGAACTGGCACAACAGATGGGTATGCAGACCGTTCGTGCTATTCTCATGGAAGATATAGATATTTGTCTTAATGCTGCTATAATTGAAAAAGCTAGAAATGTAATAGTAGAAAACGTTGGACCTGTTCCTTATAATGATAAGGTTGCTCGACAAAATGCTTCTATTAGTCCTGTTAATGCTCTTAGAACTTTATACACAGCGGGTACTGTTAACGGCGGAGATATTACAGGTGGTGGAACAGAAGTTGACCCTTATAAAATTAATATTGATAGCGATGGAATAATGCTATATACAGGCTTTCAAGTTAGTTATAATGGCAAGACAATTTATGATTGCAGAATTATTGAAGCTGAAGATTTAGGTCAAACGCTAAGAGATTTTTGTAATCGTGCTGCGAAAGATGCTCCGATAGTTACTATATTTGGTGATGAATCTGGTATTAATGTTAATATATATACTGGACGTAATAATACAATTAAACCTCAATTAGTTAAATATCTTTATATCAAAGAACCTGCTAAAGTTAAGTTTGATGAAGATAGAGAAGAAGATTGGGTTAATTGTGATTTACCTCCTTATTTACATATGGAAATAGTTATGCGTGCAGTACAGATTTATCTTGCTAGTATTGGTGCTACTTCTAATGGAGCTGATAAACAAAGTTAAACTCTAAATTAAATTAAAAATGAGACAGTTTTTGTTGGCGGGCAAAGTCGCTTATGGAGCGAGCTTACCTCTTGCTGCTGGAGCGGTTGCTTTTACTTATCTTGCTAATGGCAAGGAAATTATTGACGCTGACGGTACTAAGATTACCGATAAGTTTTACATTAATCTTGGTCGTGAAGCAAATGGTCCAGTAGTTCTTCCAGCTTATAAGAAACATCTTACTTTTGTTAAAGGTGTTTATCAAGCTGCTACTACTTTCTCTGCTAATCTTACTATCGGAGATGTAAATGCTTATTCTGATTATTCTATCATGATTGTGAAGAAAGGATTAAAGTTCAATGAACGTAATCGTTGGACTGCTACCATTCATACTGGTCTTAATCCTACTGCTAATGATGTAGCAAAGAAATTAGCTAACCAAATTAATAATAATACTGTTGGACATGGTATTAAAGCATCTATTTCTGATGCTAAAATCACTCTAACTGCTGAGTCTAAAGGTGTTGATTATGAAATTCTTGGGGCTGATGAATTAATGGGTATAGCTGTTACAGTTACAACTCACGGTTTACCTGCTTATGGTGATGCTGCTTATATTACTGATTTAGCTAATAAAGCTGCTGCTGATGCAGGTATTGAATATACTTACCGTGATACTTATACTGAACTGTATCCTGCATATCCTATTAATCCTTTGAAACAACCTGATAGTGCAGATGCCGGATATACTATCTTTACTCTTCGTTTTGCTGTTCCACGTGAAATGAAAACTAGAGATGAAGTTGTTCATCAGATTGTACAAATAGCGTTCCCTACTGAAGCTGCTGCTATTACAACTGTTGAAACTATCCTTAAAGCTATTGCTACTGAAGAAAAAGCATAACCTATTACCCGACTCGATTAGGTAAATATTAGGTAATATTAATCGAATAGGGGCTATTGGTATTAGCATTAGTGTTGATACTGATAGTCCCTATTCTTGTATCTATAAAAATGGAATTAATAGAAAATGCCTTTGAACAAGGTCTTATTCCCGGTATTGTTATTGTTGTTTATCTTATAATTAATAAGATAATTGATAATAATAAAAGAAATCCTTTAGATGATATTGCCAAACTTCTTAACATAGTTACTAAAGATATTATTGAAAAAGATAGAGAAAAATCCAAAGCTGTTGTTTCTATTGCCATAATTAATGCGACATCAGAATGTGCAAAATTTGTTGCTTCAACTATTATTACTAATAATGTTGATAATAATCGTGACCAAATAGAATATAATGCTAGACATTTAGTTAATAGTGTTTATTATGATACTTATTCTAAACTTAATATGTATCGTGGAGATGAAGATTATCTTAGTCATTATATGAAAGAAGAATGGAAAGAAGATATTTATGGTGATATTATAAATATTGTCTATAATAAAAATCTTGATTCTAATCAACGTATTCTTGCGTTTAATAAACGTGTTGATATTAGAGTTAATGATTATACTGCTTATATTATTAATAAAGCATTTAAATAAGATGGTATTATGATAAGAGGTTATATTAATAATCCAAAACAGCTATCGAAAGAGATGCAATTACGTATCGCAAGCATGGCTGAAAAACAGGTGAGAATAGCAGAATTAGGCTTCCCATTGAACGAAAAAAATTGGTGCAAACTAACACAAGGGCAAATTTTAATTCAAGCACTAGAAGCCTTAGAATTGCTTTCTGATGAGCAACAAAAGTCAATTATTAATTCATACAATAACTTGATGATAGAATGAGTGAACAAATAGATGATAATTATGTTAATGGTGTCTATGTAAAAGCTGATGGAACTGAACAAGTTGAGATTAATCCTCAATATGTTTATATGACTGTTCCTAGCAAATATGTTTGCGTTTATCACAAACTATTAGTTCTTATGGCACAATATGGACTTGATATGCTTAATGATTGTTCTGCTACTTGTAAAGGTAATAATAGAAATATTGTTACTTGTTGGAATATGTTTCAATCTGCTATGGCAGCATATCAACTTGGTCAAGATAAACTTGCTGAAACTCTTCTTAAATATATTAAAGGTCAACTTAATATTATTTATGAAGGTAGTGAACAAGTTCAGTATAGTGGTTCTATTACGCTTCCTGTTGATGAAGAAGGTAAAATTCATGCAATAGTTAGTTGTGGAGATGCTCCTAAATTTTATGTTGACCCTGAAACTGGTAAACTTTGGGAGAAGAAAGAAGAAGGTAAAGAATATAATGAAACTTATAGTCTTAGTGATGTTGATTATGATAATGAATAATGTGAATGTGTTCCATCCTCTACGGGGGGTCTACACTATGAATTTAGTAAACCTAGAGAACGTATGAAAACAATAGAAGAAGAACTTGGTAAAGTTAGTCTTACTTGTAATGGTCAATGGAATGATAGACCTTATGAAAGACTATGTATAGTTCATGACGGTTTCTATGCTAGCTATATATCTCGTAAAGCTGTTCCTGCTGGTATTCCTTTATCTAATGAAGAATATTGGCAACCTATTGCTAAACTTCGAGAAGATTTAGTTATTGATTATGAAACTTTCAAAAAAGAAATATTAGAACTTATTGCTGTTATCCAAAGAGGTCTTAAAGCTGCTAGAATTGTAGTATCTACAATGGAAGATAGAGATGCTCTTACTTGGGAACAGATTGGAGTAGGTTGTGAAGTTTATGTTATTGAAACTAAAAAGAGTTATATTCTTGATGAAATAACTCCTGTTACTAATGCAAAGAAATGGCATCTTGAAGCTGATTCTGAAATTGGTTCTAAATTTGTAGAATCATTTAGTGGTATGTTTCCAAGAGCTATTGCAGAACGCGCAGTTGCTGATGAATTTGGTATTAATATTCAAGATAACTATCTTCGTCGTAATGTTGTAGTTAATTATATGGCACAAGTACTTAAACAGTATTTTGAAGATAATGCTGTTCAAATACTTGAAGGTCAGATTACTCCTGAAATGCTTAGTGAATCTGTTAAACAAATGTTTACTGCTTCACAGATTACTAATGCAGCTGATGAAGAAGATTTAACTGTTGTTGATAATCTTCTTAAATTTGCAGATAAAGACTATAATACAAATGATTATAGTGGAAAGGCTCGTAAATATCTTCGTAAGAACATGATTAGTGGTGTTAATACTCTTACTCAAGATATGATTAACGAGCCTAATACTATTTATATACTTCAATATGATTATTGTTTGAATGGTAAAACAATTGAACTTCCAGATAATAGTATTATTCTTTGGAGAGGTGGTAGAATGTATGATGGTGCTGTTAAACTAAACCAATGTAGACTGCTTAGTAATTATCGTCAAGAAGATATGTTTGATAAAGAAAGTATATCTCTTGATGGAGATTGGGCTGTTGGTCAAATTCTTTATCATCCTCTTGATTTAGGTGAAGATAATAAACAAGTTGAAATTGTTGGTTGGGGTGGAACTTATACTAATGATTTTTATTGGTTTTGGGATGGTGAAAAATGGGTAAGTATGGGTTTTGATTTATCTGTATATCTTACTCGTGCTGAATTTGAAGCTTTCTTAGAGAAGTTAAGAGAAGAGATGGAAAAGTTCTATGCTTGGCTTCTTGAAGAACTTAAAAAGATTAATGACCATCTTGAGATTCATGACCAACAAATATCTGAATTACAACAAGATGTAATTGATATTAATACTAGAATCGATAATCTTATTACTGAATATAATGCTAAGTTTGAAGATATTTATAATCAGATTGGAGATTTAAATAATAATATTGAAGGTAGTATCACTAATCTTGAGCAATATATTAATAATAAGATTGAAGAAATTCTTAATAAAATAGAACAAGAAGGTGGTAATGTAAGTAATGAGTATAAACAGTATTTTGAAAGTAATTATGTATCAATGTTTAAAAATAAAATTAGACCTGGTACTAATATTACTTTTGTTGAAAATGATGATGGTACTATTACTATTAATGCTGCCGGTGGAGGTTCTGGCGGAGGTGGATTAACTGAAGAAGAAGTAAGAAATATTATTAATTCTATGCTTAATAATTATTATACTAAGCAAGAAATTAATGATATTATTGCCGGTCTTGGCGGTGGTGGTGGAACAGGAGGTGATGGCACCCATAATGTTATGTCTACTACTCAACTTGGTGAAGCTAGAACAGGTAAATATCTTGTTATGAATAAATTTGCAGATAGTGAAACTAAACCTAGTAGACTTGATGTAGATTTTAATTCTCTTTATACTGATATTAAAAATAAACTAGTTGGAGAAGGATTTGGACAAGGTGGCGGAAGTGGAGAAGGAAGCGGTGGAGTTGCTGCTAGTCAAATTCAAGCTTGGATTGCTGCTGTTGTTCCTATTGGTTCTATCATGCTTTGGGATAGTTCTAATCCTCCTGCTGGATGGGAAGTTTATACTGCTGCTCAAGGACGTTTTGTTATGGGTTATATACCAAATGGTATTAATATTTATAATAATCCTAAACAAGGAAATCTTGATTGGAAAACAGTTCTTGAAAATATTAAAGATACATATGACCCTGCTGCTCCAGGTCGTAATGTAAGTGCATATGCATTTTATATTGGTGGTAGAGATTTACCTCTTCATCAACATGCTGTTGCTGTTGGTAAAGGAAAATGTGGTGATAATAATCATCAGGTTGTATCACCAAGTAACTGGCGTTTTGTATCTGGTGACTTAGATAATGATGTTCGTAATACTCGGCCTTATGGTACTGATATAAATAGATTTGATAATCTTGGTATTAATCGTTCTACTAATTGGTATATGACTGGACCTAATATTAGTAATAATGGTGAAATGACTTGGAGTCAAATAAGTGGTAATAGATGGACAGGTGATTATCTTGCTATTAATAAACTTATGCCTACTATTGCTTTACATTATATTAAACGTGTTTCTAATCCGTGGTAATTATGGCTGAAGAAGAAAATGTTTTTGTTGGTACTAATTGTCAATCTTTTGACCCTAGTAAAGTTCAGTGTGATAAAGAGGGCAATATGCCGATTCATATACTAGATAAGTATTGTGAAGAAAATGATACTAGATATAATATATTTCCTTTAACTGTTATACAAGCTATATTTGATGGTTTAACTGGTACTAGACTTGATAGAATACTTGCTGCTTGTAATAGTGTTTATTTAACTTGGGGAGGTACTTTTACTGATACAGTTAATAAACTCGATAAAATTTATCGTCGTAAAGGATATATTATTACTTATCGTGATGAAACTAATATTAATTGGACACAACGATATAATAGTGATGATATTAGTGATGCTGCTTGGACTAATCCAGATAATTGGGAAGGATGGTCTTTTGATACTGTTATTAAAGATTTAGCAGAAGCACTTGAAGAGATATTTACTAATATAGGTGATTATAAAGACTTTCTTGATATTATTACTAGTTTTATTAATGATTTTGTTATTAATGTGTTTAATAATATTAATAATTATCCTAAACTAGTTGAAATTATTAAGAATAGTACAGTTGAAAGTTTGCCTATTATTATTAGAGATATATTTAATAATATTAATGAATATCCTGAGCTTAAAGAGATATTTAATCAATATATTAAACAATGGACTGAATCTATCTTTAATAATATTTCTTCTTATCCTGCTCTTAATCAATTCATAACTAATGCTATTAATGCTCATGTAGAAACTACTATTGGCAACATATTTAATAATATTGATAATTATCCTGCTATTAAAAATCTTATTGTTACTAATACTGTCAATAAAGTAGTTGATATATTTAAGAATATTAGTCAATATCCAGAATTACAAGAAGCTATACAGAATAATATTAATGAACGTGTTGACTATATATTTAATAATATTAATAATTATCCTGAACTTATTGGTATTCTTTCTGATTTAGTTTGTAATTGTGTTAAGAATATATTTGCTAATATTAATAATTATCCAGCTCTTGTTACTTGTATTAATAATGCTGTAAATAGTAGAGTTGATTATATTTTCAATAATATTGATAGATTTCCTATTCTTAAGAATCTTATTGAAACTAAAGTAGAAGCTAGAGTTACTTATATATTTGAACATATTAATAGCTTTACTGAATTACTTAATGTTATTAAAGGTAATATAGAAAATATCTTTGATAATATTGATAATCATCCTAATCTTAAAGTTGTTATTGAGAATAAGGTTGAAGCAACAGTTGAGAAGATTCTTACTAATATAGATAATTATCCTCTTATTAAAGAAAAGATTATTCAATTCTGTAATGAAGCTATTGAGGCTAAAAGAGGAGTAGCAAATGGTATTGCTAGTCTTGATGGAGATGGTAAAGTTCCAGCAAGTCAATTACCTAGTTATGTTGATGATGTTCTTGAAGGATATTATGTTGATGAAACTCATTTTGCTGAAAAGTATATAGAAGATGCTCCTGTATATTATACTCCTGAAAAAGGTAAAATTTATGTTGATATAAGTGAAAGTACTGATTATAGCGGTAAGACTTATCGTTGGTCTGGAACTAAATATTCAGTTATATCTGAAACTTTAGCTTTAGGTGAAGTTACAGGTACTGCTTATGATGGTGGTAAAGGTAAGAAAACTACTGATATCGTTAATAGTTTACCTAAATATATTCTTAGTACACAAATTAAATTATTTAGGTCATCTGGTGGAAATATCATAATTGGTTCACATCATTATGAATTTAATAATACAACAAATGTTTATGAAAGTAAACCTTTTAATGATGGTATAACATTTCCTATTGTTAGTAAAACTGAATCTGGAGTTATGTCTGCTGCTGATAAAGTTAAACTTGATGAAACTTTACCTAATCAAATTACTGAACTTGGTAATAATGTTTATACTAAAGAAGAAATTAATAATAAGTTTGATAATGTACCAACAGTAGAAAATACTTATACTAAAGCAGAAGTTGATAAAGCTATTGCTGATGCTATTAAAGCTTTAATTCCTGCTGGCTATGAACTTGTTATTAAAAAGAAAACAACTTAATATTAATCATGGTGGTGCTGAATAAGTGCCACCATTTAAAGTTTATAAAGTTATGCAAGATATTAATCAACAATTATATGAAAGAAAAGATACTCCTGAAGGATTTATTCCTGTTTATGGTGTAGTTGTTACTGTTCCTACTGGAATATATACTAGTGGACAAAAAGAATTTACTTGCGATAAAACTTTTGATGAAGTAAAAGAAATACTGTTAAAAGGTGGAAGTATTATTGCTGTTGATAATAATAATAGTAGAGTTAATTTTGATAGAATTGTTATAGGCAATAATGATATTAGTGCTACAATTACTTATTTTTCTAATGGCGGAATTAATAAAATTGATTTAAGTTGGGATAAAGGTATAGCTAGAGTTGGTGGTGAAGAAACAAAAAGTATTAATACTTTTGTAGCTATAAATAGTAATCAAATTATTCAATCTTATGATATTAATACTATTATTATGTTATTAACTAATGATGGTACTCCTACCGAAGTATTAAATGCTATAAATACCACATTTACTAATTTTGACGGATTTATTGCTGCTATTGGTAAACCTAATTCTGTATTTTATAATAATAACTATGGTAAATTTTATATTAGATATACTGGTGATGTTATAACTATACAATGGAGTAATAGCAATACAATAAATCATGTATCTTTACATAATGATGGTAGTTATGCTTATAATACTATTCAAATAGTTGACCAAACTCTTTATAGATTATCTAATCTTACTATTGACCCAATAGTTAATCCTAAGATATGGATTGGTACTGCTACTCAATATGCAGCTATTGCACAAAAAGATAACAATACTACTTATATAGTTAAATCGGATGCTTAAATTATGGCTATATATCAAGGAGATATTGGAATACATGATATTAAACTTGGTAGTATAGATGTATTTGAAATATATCAAGGTTTTAAACTTGTTTATCCAGAAAATACTGAAGTTACTGTTACGTTTAAATTAAATGTTTCCGGAACTGTTACTATTAATGGTTATACTCCTGTTATAAGTGAAAACAATACTAAATTTGTATTTACTATTCCTGTTAAGACTGATTATACTGCTACTATTACTGCTGAACATTATAAATCTCAAACTATTAGTGGCAATAGCGGTTATTTACCTATAACTCATAATGTAGAATTAGAATGGGAACAAGGATTTATTTCTTATACTGTTACTTTTCCTACTGATGGAGTTAAAGTTTTATTTGATGGAATAGAAAAAGGAGTTATAACTAATGGTAAGTTAGTTGTATTAATTGATGATACAGAAGCTAAAGATAGTTATACTGTTACGTTTAAAGGTAGTAAAGCTAGTACATATGATACTAGTACATTGACAGTAGTTGATAGTAGTATAGCTAATACAGGTGGTGTTTATGATTTGAAACTTCCTACTAGTTCTGTTAAGAATGGATATAAGAGAACTGATTATGCATCCTCCACGGGGAGTATAACCAAAGGTTCTACTTATGCTGGAACTTGGATTGAAACTGTTGTTAATCTTACTGCTAGCTTTACTAGTTCTACTACTTTAGGTAGTATAAGTAATAATGTACTAACTATACCTAATAATGAATCTACTAATGCTAAAAATGGTACTTTAACTGTTGCATTTACTTTAGAAAATAAACAAACTAAACAAGTTAGTGCAGCTTTAAATCAAACTGCTGGTTCTAAAGTTTATACTGATTGGGTATTAGATTTACAAACTGATGGAACTACTGTTGAAGCTAAAGGTGGAACTAGAACTGTTACTGCTAATGTTGCTCGTAGAACTTATAAATGGAATAACACTGGTACTGTTTATAGTGAAACTGCTACTCCTACTCTTAGTATTAGTGGTAGTGCTAGTCTTAGTGGAAATCAAATAAAATTTACATCAAACGAGAGCGTTTCAGCCCGTTCAGCGACACTTACAGCTAGTTATGTAGGATTGTCCAAAACGGTTACGATAACGCAACAGGCAGGCGCAAAAGTGTATTCAGCGTGGTCTGCTTGGGCTGTTTCTATCTCGGCAAGTACGCAAACGATAGGTGCAAGTGGTGGTTCATCTACGATAACTACTAATGCTAGTCGTTCTCGTACTTGGACTTGGAATGGAGTTGGTACTACACATACTGATACTGAAACTGCTACGCCAACACTTAGTGGTAGTGCTGGAGGATTTACTTTAAGCGGTAAAACTGTTATAGCTAGTAATAATACTACAACAAATAGTCGTAGTATAACTATTACTGCTACTAGCAATAGTGTTTCTAAGTCTATTACTATAACACAATCTGCTGGTGTTAAAGTTTACGGTAATTGGTCTGCTTGGACTGTTAATATTGGTGCTGATAAAACTAGTATTGGTGCAACAGGCGGAACAGCTACTGTGTCAACTAGTGCTAGTAGAACTAGAAATTATACATGGAATGGTGTTGCTGGTTCTGGTGGTACAGAAACTGGAAACGGAAGTCCTGTATTAAGTAAAATTAGTGGTGATGGTAGTTGGGTTAATCCTAAAGTTACTTATGGAAATAATACTAGTACAAGTGGTAAATCAACTGTTATTCGTGCTACTATTGATTCAACTACTAAAGATATAACTATTAATCAGTCTGCTGGAGCTAAACAATATGGAGGTTGGTCTGCATGGACAGTTAATATTTCTAATAGTGGAAATGTTGCTGCTAGTGGAGGTAGTTCAAATATAACTACTTCTGCAAGTAGAACAAGAACTTGGACATGGAATGGAGTTAATGGAAGTGGTGGAACTGAAACAGGAACTGGAACTCCTACTCTTAGTAAAGTTAGTGGAACTGGTTCTTTTGCTAGTAATAAAGTAACTTATGATAATAATACTAGCACAAGTACTAGAAGTACAGTTATTAGAGCTACAATGGATTCTGTAACTAAAGATACTACTGTAACTCAAAATGCTGGTTCGAAAACTTATAGTAGTTGGGGAGCATGGTCTATTAGTTTAAGTGCTAATGTAACAACTATTGCTGCTGCTGGTGGAAATGCTACATTATCTACTTCAGCTACTAGAAGTCGTACTTGGCAATGGAATGGTACAGGAACAACTTATACTGAAAATGCTAGTGGTTCTCCTACATTAAGTAAAGTTAGTGGTACTGCTTCTTTAAGTGGTTCTACTGTTAATTATGGAAATAATACTTCTACTAGTTCTCGTAGTTCTGTATTTAGAGCAACAATAGATAGTATAACTAAAGATATTACTATTAATCAATCTGCCGGAAGTAAATCGTATGGAAGTTGGTCTAGTTGGTCTGTATATTGTAATGCTAGTAGTTATACTGTTGCAGCATCAGGTGGCTCTGTTACTATTTATTATGGTGCTTCTCGTTCTAGAAGTTGGACTTGGAATGGAGTTGCAGGTTCAGGTGGAACCGAAACAGAAAATGGTACTCCAAGTCTTAGTGCAGGAAGTGGTGGTGGAACTTTAAGTGGTAGTACTTTAAGTTATAGTAATAATACTAGTACAAGTGTTAGAAGAACTAGAGTTACTGCAAATTATAATGGTGCTATTAATTTTTGTGATATTGAACAAAGAGCTGGTAGTAAAGTTTATGGTAGTTGGTCTGGATGGTCAGTAACTATATCTGCTAGTCCTATGAATATTGCTGCTGCTGGAGGTAGTTCTACAATTCTTTGTAATGCTTCTCGTTCTAGAAGTTATACTTGGAATGGAATAGGTACTGATTATCCTGAAACTGAAAATGGTAGTCCAACTTTAACTAAGTCTGGAGATGGAACATTAAGTGGTACTACTAGTGGTAGTAAACTTACTTATGGTAACAGAACTGCTACAACAAGTAGAAGTACAACTGTTACTGCAACTTATAGCGGAGTTAGTAAATCTATTAATATTACGCAATCTGCTGGTGCTAAATCTTATGGTGCTAAAGTATATCATACTGATGTATATAATAGAGATTCATCCAACTATACAGATTATACTGGTTATCCAGTAACTCATGATATTGGAGGTGAACCTACTATTGCAGCTGGAGATTCAATTGTTACTATTTGTAGACTTCGTATTACACAAGCTTGGACTTGGAATGGAGTTACTGGAAGTGGCGGAACGGATACTACTTATATGAGTGCTAAAGATGTATCTATTGTAAGTCAATCTAATTGTACACCTACTGTTAAAGATGTATCAAATAGTAATTTTATAACATTTACTTCTGTTGTTCCTGCTAATCCTAATGATACTTCTCGTATTTGGTCTTATACTTGGAGATGGCATAATGATTGGAATATTACAATTAGAGATACTCAAGCTGCAAATCCTGTACGTGGTAGACTTGCTATTAAAAATGATTATTTTACTAGTCAAAATGTTGCTTTACCTATTTATTTAGATAGTGAAAATGTAGATTCAATATATAAAGGAGAAGCAAGTTATAATGATATTAAGAAAACTCCTATTGGTGTTTATGTATATATTCCTACCAATACTGCTATAATGAACGCTGGTAAATTACAATTTTGGTTTGAAAATAAAGATGGTGGTGGAAGTAAATATACTTGTACTTTAAGTAATGTAAGCACACCTTCAAATAGTGTTTCTGTATCTAATAGTAATAATATTATTAGTGTTACTGCTAATACAACTACTTCTTCATTTACTATATTATGTCAATTTACTATGACTTCTAATAGTACAGTATTTAATGTAAGAGTTTTAATTGAACCATGATAAGAATACTATTTAATATAACAATATTACTAATGCTCATATTGTTTATTTACTCATTAAAGTTATTTAAATTAATCACATAATTATGAACAATAAACAACTATATGAAAAACTAGGTCAGAATAGTTATGATAAAGTATTTCCTATTACTTATCTTCAAAATATTCTTGACAAAGATACAAACAATGATTTAACTGTTGTTCTTTCTAGGTTTAATCATTTATGGATTCCATATCAAGGAACTAGAGTTAATACTCGTAAAGCTGTTCCTGCTATTTTTAGACGTAATAGTCTTACTATTAGTTATTATGATGCTGAACATAATCTATCTGTAACTGAAAGTTATACAGGTAGTAATCTCCAAGCTGGAGTTGAAACTAGTTGGGTTTCTGATGATAATTGGACAAAAATTCTTAGTGAGAAGTATCTTGAAGAAAGTGGAGCTAAAATTCCAATTGCTGATGGAACTATTGATTGGGATATGCTTAACGAAGCTCTTAAACAAATGATTGCAGGAGATGGTAAAGTTAATATTATTAATTATCCTGATGAAGAAGATATTACTATTAGATTAAGTCCGGGTTGCTGTAATGTTAATCGTCTTAGTCTTAAAGATAGACCTTATGAACCTGAATATAAAAGTGGTAAAGGATATAAAATAATTCGCAAGGTCTTACTCCCCGTGGAGGATGATGCAAGTAATGTAGAACAGCTTTTATTTGATGGTTTTCTTGATGATACTTATTGTGAACAATATGGTCAAATAATTCTTAATACTGATAAGTATGAAGTTATTAGAACAGATTTAGGTAATACTGCTGGTATTTATTATGATACTTATCATAAATTATTTGTTCTTAGAGTTAAGACTATTCATGATGGAGTTGGTTTTTATAATTATTATACTAGATGGACTATTGTAGAACCTACTGATAGAGTTCATCCTCTACGGGGGGTCAACACTCCTGTCTATGGAAATAGTGAAGATTATAATATTTATAATACTTGTCTTTCTGATGAACGTCCAAGACTTGGTATTATATATGTTAATTCAGTAGATAATATTAAATATTATTTTAATGAAGAAAATCTAGTTCAAGTTAAAAATAATATTTATCTTAATTATAAAGCTGTTCTTACTCAAGATATGGTTAACGAAGAAAATACTCGTTATATTATTCGTTATGCTTTTGATTTAAGTGGTAAAACTATTACAATGCCCGCTGGTTGCGAACTTGTATTTGAAGGTGGTATTATTGAAAATGGTACTATTGATTTAAATGGTTGTAAACTTGTTGGTATGATAGGTCAAGAATCTGAATATCTTCCTAATGTAACTTGTAGTAATTGGGCTGTTGGTCAAATTGAATATCGTAGTGGAAAGATTTGTTATTGGAATGGTAATGAATGGAGAGTAATGGGAGATACTTCTTCATTTGATAGTTATACTAAACAAGAAATTAATAATTTACTTAAAAATTATTATACTAAATCTGAAACTTATAATAAAGAAGAAGTTAATAATTTGCTTAATGGATATGTTACTAATGATACATTTAATAACTTTAAAGAAGAAATAAATCAAACTATTACTAATAGTGTTAATCTTGACAAGATTCAAAAAGCTATTAACGATGGATGTGGAGTTAATATGACTATGCCTAGTGCAAATAATAATAAACTTAGTCTTCCAATTTGGACAGGAACTGCTACCCAATATGCAACTCTTACCCCAGTTGCCGGAATGACTTATAATATTATTGATGAATAATGAGTTTAACTCTTGGACGTCAAGGAGGAATTGCTCAACCTCTTAAGAAACGGACAGTAGGTCAAACTAATATTGCTCATGTTTATGATGGTGCTAATCATATTTGGCCTACTTCTGTTATTCATTTTAGTGATTTTACTAGTGTCCAACTTAGATATATTTGGGGTACAGATGATGGTAGAGATTTGGATACTAAATCATATTATGTTAATTCTCCTATTAATAGTTTAAATTATGTAGCTGTTGGTTGGTCTTGGAATAGCGATAAAATACCATATTTATATTGGGGTGGAGATAATACTCAATCTGGTGCTGAATGTGTTATGTTTAATATTGAATCTATGATTGAGCTTGAAGATAAAATGCCTGATATAATGAAAATGAATCTTTGTGCTAATTGGTATGGAAGCCTAAGTAGAGGTCATGTTACTGTTGAATGTACTGCTTATAAAGGCGGTGTTATTGTTAAAGCTTGGCAACTACGTAATAATGAAAGTGATGTAAATACTAGAGGGAATTATATTTTTCCTTTAGCTGATGGTAAAATTAATATGCCTAATGATAATAATATAGGATATAAAGAATGTTGGTATGGAGAAGTTGTTAAAAGAATAACTAAATCTAATAATGAAGTAAAATATTTTAGAATTAATCCAATTAATGATAAAGTTATTGGTTTAGATAATATTAAAGTAATTCGTAGTGGAGGTGGATTTATTCATAGCGATGGTTATTGTTGGTATGAAAATAAGCCTAATGATAAATATAAAGTTTGGAATAACCAAGCCAATACAAATGATAATCCTATAACTCTTAATAAACCAAGTCTTAATATAAATAGTGATGATAATTATATGTATGAATATCATACAGTTTTACTTAATGAAGATAACACTATTTATAGCGATAATTATACTGATAACTATGAGTTTAGATTTGGTTTTGTTGCAGGTAATTCTGAATTTAGAGGACAACAAACTATTCAATGTTATGTTGGTACAGAAAGTGGTAAAGCTGATGATGGTAAGACTTCAATAGGTGAAATAAAATATACTAAACTTAACAAAATTGGTGAATTGACAATATATAGTCCTATTGAAAGTTAAATTAATGTTAATTACCAAATAAAGATAACTGTTTAAGTGTTATGGATTATGTAGTTCAAACTACAAGTATTAATCTATTTTTTTAACTTAAACCTTAATTTATTATGCAAGTAATTGAAAAAGTGAAAGTTGTTCCAGAGGGTTATAATGGTGCTGGAATGAATTGTGACGGTGTTAATCGTCGTGATGTAAACGGTAAAGCTAATGCAGGTTTAACTCTTGGTATTATTGGTACTGCGCTTGGTGCTTGGGCTTTGTTTGGTAATCGTCGTTCTGCTGGTGCTTTTGGTAATGGCGGTGGAGTATTAGGAGATGGTTCTACTAATATTAATGTACTTGGTGCTACTGCTGGTAGTGGAAGCGGTGCTCCTACTGCTTTTCAAGCATGGGAAAAATCTTGTGAAGATACTTTAGCTCTTCAAGGTGGTCTTTATCAATGGGCTTTGACTCAACAGAATCAACGTTTTGAAGATAGAGAACGATTGAATAGTGAATTGTTTGGTGTTTATATTGATAGTCGCAATCGTACTGACGCTCTTATTGAGAAAAATAACACTGACCATTTTAATCTTTACAAATATACTCGTGACGCTGATGATGATATCCGTAAAGAGTTATCTGATTTGAAAGCTGAATTGGCTGTTACTAAAGCTATTCGTCCTTATCAAGATAAACTTATCCAATGCGAAATGGAAAAGATGTTTACGGCTGGTATCAACTATACTGATAGAAAGACTTGTAATGTTATCTATGGTGTAGTTACTCTTCCAAACGAACCTACTGTTACTGGTCTAGTTGGACGTAATGCTTATGGATGTTTGCCATGTGGTTTTACTCAACCTGCTAGCGGAACTCCGGCTCAGTAATATTACTAAGTTTGATTAAGAACATAAAATTGAAAGAGATATGATACCTGTTAATCAATTTATACTAGGTAGTAGTGACCCTTTGCTATATCCTAGTGAAAAAATGACTAATAGCATTGATGAACAAATTGCTTTTCTTCAAAGTTGGTAATCGTCGTGGCGGTAATCAAAATATTCTTGATGAATTTCGTGAATTTCTTGATGCACGTGGAGGACGAGGCGGTCGTGGTAGTAGAGGTAGCATGAGAAATCGTATTGGTTATGATACTTACGATACTTATGGTCATCCTACTAATAAAAATGACCGAGAAGAAAAGATTTTAACTATGCTCATGAGTGGTGAATATAATGACAATGGCTATCATTTTAATGAATATGAAGCTAAAGAAGTTGTAGAACAAATGTATCATGTTAAAGACAATAAGAAATATATTGGTGAAAAATATGATATGAATAAAGCTCATGAAATTTGTGAACGCTATAAAGAAGTATTACCTAATGATGTCGAACCTTGCGATGTTTATGTTGCAATTAATGCTCAATATCATGATTATGCTAAATTATTTGAAGAATGGTTTGGTGGTAATATAGATAATAAAGTGTTTGAAAGTGCTATTACATTTTGGTTTAAAGATGTAGATTTTGATGGTGATAAAGTATGGGAATATTTTCACATGAATAATTAATCATTATTGTAAAACTGTAAAAGGGAATTATCTTCGGATAGTTCCCTTTTTTATTTATCTAAATTTTAGTATGGACAAATTTATTGATGTAATTGTAGATGGTATCCTTAGTAATTTTGACTTTGGATTTATGTTTATTGTTAATGTTCTAACTTATATTATTATTAAAAGTATTGATTACTTTAATGGTGATAATAAAGTTCCTACTTGGCAAAAACGATGTGTACTAGTAGTAAGTATTGCCGCTATGGCTGGTATTTATATTGCTGCTGGATATGATAATGCTATTATGCTTGTTAATAGTGCCATTCTTGCACCTGTGTTTTGGAGTTGGGTTATTAGTCCTATTCTAAAGAAACTTGGAATTGGTTATAAAGATATTGATAATACTATTGGTTAAGATTGTATGAGATTGATTAGCTAGGTTTGACTGACTAATTCAAGCCTGCTATATCCTCTACGGGGAGTATAGCTTGTCAAATTTGACTAGTTTTAAACCTAGCTGATTAACTATACACGATTGAATAAAAGTCTTATTATAAGCCTAAAAAGTGGCTCTATTGATGTACATAAATATTTACAATATTAAATTTCAAAATAATAAAGTTATGAGAGTTATTAAGACTAAACATTTTCCTTTTAATGGTTATAAAGCTATTAATATTTTTGGTATTATATTTACTAAAGGAGAATTAAGTAATAAAGAACTTAATCATGAAGCTATTCATACAGAACAAATGAAAGAGATGTTATATATCTTTTTCTATATATGGTATGGTATTGAATATCTTATTATAAGACTATTTCATATTAAACAACATGATGCTTATAAAGATGTAAGTTTTGAAGAAGAGGCTCATATTAATGATGATAATCTTAATTATATTAGTAAACGTAAACATTATACTTGGACTAAATATCTAGGTATTAATAGTTCTAAGACTGCTTAATTAAAAAAATGTTAATAATATAGTTAAACTACTTGTTATTAATAATATAATTTATATTTGTAACAAACTAAATTCTAAAGATATGGAAGATAATAAAAGAGTTAATTATAAGTTAGATGCTATTAATAAACTTATTAATAATCTTAAACTTAGTATTTCTGGTAATAAAGAACATGATGAGCTTGGAGAGAATAATGTTATAGTTAATCTTGATGAGATTAGTCAAAAGATTACTGAATTGCATGAAATGGTTAAAGCTGAATTTGATGAGTTTGAAAATCAACATAAAAATGAATCAGATGAAACTCAAGCTCTTCTTACTGAAAAGTTTACTCTTGTTCTTAATAATTTAAATACTATTAAACAAAGTTTGACTACTATTAATAATTCTATTAATAGTCTTAAAACTTCAAATGAAACTAATTTCAATAAAGTAGTTACAGCAATTAATAATATGAAAGCTAGTAATGATACTAAAAATGATGCTATAATTACTGCTCTTCAAGGACTTGTAACTAAAGTTAATCAAAATACTAATAATATTAATTCTCTTGACGGTCGAGTTGATGCTCTAGAACAAGATTGATATGAATTTTAATTTAGTAGAAATGTATAATGGCTTGTTAAGATTCAACAAGCATATACTAAATGAACTTGCAGAAGGACTTAAACATCTACCTAATTTAGATGGAGTATCTAAAGGAGATAGTTTAATTATTAATGAACAAGGTAATCCTGCTTGGGGTTCTGCTGCATTTATTCCTACTTTTGAAAATGCTGCTTATGGTATTGAATGGACTAAAGATAATAATGATATAATTAGAATTGGTAATGCTAAATTTCATAGAGAACTTCCTATTCAAAATAGACTTAAAGGTTGTGTCTATAATGAAAAGAAAATCAGTTATTTCCTTAATCCTATAGGTTGGGCTAAACCTCTTGAAAATGGTCTTGTTCCTCCTCTTGATGGAAGTGACGGCGATGTTGGGGTGAGTGTTCCAGAGTTTTATATATGTGTTAAAGATACTGGTACTAAATATCAACTTTGGATAAGTGATTTTAATATTGATGGAACATTTACTAGAGTTCATCCTTTTATTATAAGTCATACTAAAACTATGACTAGAACTAGAGAAGATGGTAAAGAAGAAGTATTTAGTGCTTGTATTAAACATGATGATACTAGATATTTAGGAGGAAATAAAAATTCTTCTATTCCTGCTGGTATATTGCAAGGTAGACCTAGAACTGGAATTAATTATGATAAAGCTAATGAATTTTGTGCTAATCGTGGAGATTGGATTACAATGATTGATTATCTTGAATATTGTGCTTTACAAGCTCTTTGTTATATTGAGTATGCTAATTTTGATAATCAAGCTGCATTAAATACTAATTTAACTAGTGATGGATTTAAACAAGGAGGACTTGGTGCTGGTGTTACAAATTTAGCTAGGGATGGATGGACAGCTTTTAATGGCAATAATCCTATTGTACAAACTTATTGGACTGCTGAACATAATATTGGTAATGGTAGTACTAATGGTGACCATTATGAACTAGGAAATTATAATGCAGATGGAAGTAATTTAAATACTTATCCTGCTGTTTATCGTGGTATTCTAAATTTCTTTGGTGATATATGGACATTTATTAGAGATGTAGCTATTATAAATCGTAATGCAAATTATAATAGTGTTTATCTTCTTAAAAAAGGAGTTAATCATTCTGATGTTACAAAAGATAATGTTAATGAAAAATGTTATTTTATAGGTGACCAAGCTAATACTAATAATTTTATTACTGAATTTGATTTTAGATTTGGTCCTTATTTTGTTCCTAATAAAGTTGGAACTAATAAAAAAGCTGACTATAATTGGAAAAGAGGTAATGATGGACAAGATACAGACAAAGCTGTTCGTGTGCTTCTGTTTGGCGGTAGCGTTGTTAACGGTTCTGGGGCTGGCTCTGGTGACTTTAATTCTCATTGGGTTCGGTCGAATTCTAGTGCTTATGTCGGCTTCTTTACCACAGTTAAGCTTGATTAAATAAGTCCACGTGGAACTGTTGTTAGGAGTAGTTGGTTAATTAATTTGTTTTCTGTTTTTGCATTTCTCGATACTACTCCTACAACAGTTTATTATAATAATATTAAAGGTTATATTTCTTAAGATGATTGACATTTAGATACAGTGCTTCTGCTTAGCAGTAACGCTAATAACAGTTCTAAAGCTAGCTCTAGTAACTTTAATTCTAATTGAGTTCAGTCAGATTCTAATGCTAATGTCGGCTTCTTTTATATAATTCCTGAACTCATACTCTAATTAGAAAATCTATTAAGTATAAAATTATAAGACTAGTAAATAGTTATTTAAATAGAGAAATTGATAGGAAAGAATTTAAAGTTAGAATGTGTGCTTATTATGGATGGCTTAAACATTCTGATGCTAAAAATTTTCTTTATAAAATTCAAAGTCTTACAGGTGTTAGATATTCTAATTGGAATGGTAAAAGAACTAATATTGTTAAATATTATGGTAAATATGTTAGAATAATTCAAGTTATTAATTATGCTAAGTATTTTAGAATTAATTTTATTAGAAATGGTAAAGCTTATTATGCCGATAGTAGAGATAAAACTCTATTTTATTCTATACATAAACTTAATCATTTTCCTATTAATTTTAAAATTACTAAATATGATTGGCGTATTTATGCTAAAAGTAAAAAAGAAAAAGTTAAACCTCAAACATAAAATGTTATGACTAAAGATAAACTTAAAGATAATGTTCTTAGAACTATTTGTAATTTAAATAGTGATATATCTAATAAAGATAGAAATTTACTAATTGAATTATTAAATTCTATTGTTGATTATACTAATAATACTGAACTTGAACAAGATGTTAAAGTTATAAAACAAAAACATAACGAATTAGTTGAAACCGTTAATGAACTTAAAACTAAAGTTGAAACATATTCTAATAAGATTAATGAACTTGAACAAAGAGTTCATCAATTAGAAAACGCAAGTCAATCTTAACATGGCTAGTCTTAATCAATTAGTTAGTGAATTTGCTCATGCTGTTGGCAATCCTAATAGTATTCCTCTTAGACGTAATCTTCGATATGCTATTCTTCATGGTCGTAATGAACTAATTCGTAAAAGTTATGAAAATCATAAATATGTTGATAAAGGTTTGCAACAACGTATTCGTGTTTCTATTATTAATGTTCCTGATGGTGATTTATATAATAGTCAAACTCTTGGACTTCCTGCAATTAAACGTACTAAACAAGAAGTTCCAAAGCCAGTTAGACTTATTAATAACTTACCTTTCCAATCAATTAGAACTACCGGACATATTGGGATAGAAATACCATTTGCAAAAGAAGCTAGTGCTAAGTTTTATCATTATCTTGCAGGTATGTGTAATCTTCCTGTTTATGATTATATTAATGGTTATATTTATTTCTTTAGTAATAATAAAGATTGGTTTCAAAATATAGGTTCTATTATTATTGAATCTCCTTTTGAAGTTCCTTATCTTGTTCCTACTGAAACTGTTGAAAAAGCTAAAGATGTAAATTATGACCCTATTGATGATGAAGCTAAATACGATGATGATGAATTTCTTATTCCTGAAGATATGATTGGAGCTCTTAAAGAGATTGTATTTAAACGTAATCTTATTGAAGTTCCTCGTCAAACAAATGAAACTCCTATTGATAATCTTGTAACTAGATAAATTATGATTAAAGATATAGATATTAGTCATTATTATAAAAAGTTTATTGAAACTTCTAATGACGATATGGCAAAATATAATAAAGAACTTGAACTTATAAATAAGATGAAAGCTGATTGTCGTGCTTATATTAAAAGTAAAAATCAAGTTATTAAAGATGATTTAAAAATTAATCTTAATGAATATGGGTTTCAATTTCTTAATGATAATGTTGAATTAATTAATAAGTTAGAGCAATTAATTAATAATCAACTTAGTTATACAGTTGGAGAAAGACGTATTGTTCTTCTCCAACTTTTGCGTTATTGTAACTTAGCTAAAAAAGCAAACGATTATATTATTGCTCTTAAACTTGCTACAAGACGTTCTGAATTAAGTCTTTCTGATTATAAGAAGTATATTCATAGGTATTATAGTTATGGTGTTCATAAATGTGTTCTTGAAGGCTACGCTTATCATTTTAAATATGAAATTGGTGATTTAGTTATTAATTTCTGGAGATATAGAGATAAACCTAGAGATACTTATGTTGATTGGAACGCTACTAGACTTAAGAAACAAGAAATTATTAATGCAGGTCTTAAACCTTATGATAAAGAAGAAGCAGAAATATATAAAATTCGTGGACTTAAGTATGATGGTATTCCTTATGTAGTTTATAAAACTAATAAAGAGTTTTATGAAATACAACTTATTAATAATGGAACTCATAGTTATAGTGCTATTAAATTTAAGTATGCTAATTATATTAATAGAGAACTTAGAGGTAAAGATGCTAAACAACTTAATTCTGAATGTAAAACTGTTGATGATATTTTTAATCTTAAATTAGGATTAAGAAGTAAACTTCTTGTTTATCTTGAACGAGAACCTAATGCTCCATTTAAATATATTAGAAATGTTAATCAACAAAAGTATGAACGTGGAGCACATAATAATGGTAATAAAACTAGATATAAAAACTAATATTATGGCAAATAATAAAACGATTACGATAGAACATATAATTGGTAAACTTGATAATGATTTCAATCCTGATGGAAGTGATTGGATTCCTAGAGTTCCTGCTTGGTGTGTTGATGCTATGAATGAACTTAAAGTTCTTCGTAAAGTTGATAAGAAAATGAAACTAACCGTCATTAATAAGATAGCTAAAAGTAAATGTTGTCTTATTGATGACGGTCTTAAAGTATATGATAGTAATGGTTGTGAAGTACCTAGAGCTGATACTAGTAAATATAGATGTGGTGATACTGAATCTGCTCTATCCTCTACGGGGGGTCAAGCGGAGGACGAAAGTCCGGAGCGTGCTACTGATAAAAACTATCTTGGTATGCCTGATGATTGTTGTCCTAATGGTTCTAGAACTAGAGAAGTTATTGATACTGGTAAAGTAGGATGTAATCCTGTTGTTTATACAGTTCATAATAATACTGAATGCCCAAGATGTCAGCATGAAGTTCATTCTCATTGTCAGACCCCCCGTGGAGGATATGATAAGTCAAATCATAATTATATTCTTATTGGAGGTAATACCATTGAACTTAATTTTAATGATACTTGTATAACAGTTGTTTATAAAGATATTGAAACTCAATATAGCGATAATTATCATTGTGAGATTCCTGTTATACCTGCTAACGGTAAATTAATTCAAGGTCTTACTTATTATTGTATGGCTCGTATGCTTATGAGAGGATATAAACATCCTGTGTTTAATCTTTCTGCTAGTCAATATGGAACTAATCCTTTCTATCTATGGGAGAGTATGAAGAAAGATATTAAGACTAGTATTCTATTAGATGAACAAAGTGATGATGATAGTGGTTGGAATGAGTTCTTTTATAACTTTACTTTTCCTAAATAATTATGAATATACAAAAGAAACTTAATCTTAATAAACATCCGGGTGATTGTGTACCTTATTCATTAGTTGCTGCTAAGAACGTTAAAGTGAGTAATGATGATAGGATGATTGTTAATGAAGAAGGACTTGAAGATTGTAAAGTAATTGCTAATGCTATTCATGAAGATGGTATTAATAATTTTAAAATAGTTGGTGTTATTCCAACTAGTACTGAACTTATTTTATTTATTGTTAATACTGATTCTAATGAATCTTATATTTATAGATATAATGAACAAGCTAACAATTGTTATAGAGTAAATAGTAATTGGAAATATAATGGTGGAAAGATTAAAGGAACATATACTTATAATGTTAAAAATCATCTTATTATAGCTATTGCTGAAAGTGATGTTTCTATTGATGTTCCTCTTAAAACTATTAATATTGATTTAGATTCTGACCGTCCTGATTCTGAAATGTCTGTTATTCCACAAGTAACTTTACCTACTATTAGTGGTCTAAATTATGTTAGTGGTGGCGCTTATAAAGGTTTTTATTTTCTATTTATTCGTTATAAGATTGATAAAACTAATTATACTAAATGGTATAGTATTGGATTTCCTATTTTTAATGATGTTATAATACCACAAGTTATTAATAAAGTTTGTTTTAGAAAAACTAATGTTTATGAACCTAAAGATGACCCAAATGGTTATTGTTATGGTAATACTGATTCATTTAGTGATTCTAAAGATATATGTAATCAAACTTTTGAAATAAATATTGTTGGTGGTCGTTCTGGTCTTTATCAACTTGGTTTTATTGTATGTAAAAAAGATAGTACTCAAGCATTTAGAACAGATGATTTAAATAATAATATTTTTAAATTTAGTAGAGATGTTCTTGTTGAATATAATATTGCTGATTTAACTACTGATTATTATAATTACTATAATGTTGGTAATATTATTAATTATAAAAATAGAATATATATTGCTAATTATAATGAAAAAACTGATAATGATGATAGGACTTTAAGTAATGGTAAAACATTAGAAGAAGCTGTTAAGGATATCACTATTAAACTTCGTAATAAAGCTGTTAATGCTTATTATAACGATTATACTACTGTTAATGCAGTTAGCGAAAAAGGTCCATATTTTAAAATGGCTAGTCTTCAAATTACTGGTACTGCTGATTGGCAAATTAAAGATATTAATAAAGTATTCAATAATAATCAATATCCATTTCGTACTTTTAAAACTTTATTTAATGATACAGTTATACAAGGTATTGCTGCTCATGAATATTTAAAGGTTAATTATAATACTAAAATACAAGTAGGTAGTAGAGGTAGTCATAATCTTAAAGAATATCTTGCTTGTCATTGTTTTATTATTCCTACAAGTTATAAATATGAAAATAATCAAGCTATTTATACTATGCCAAGTACAGTTAAAATAGCTTGTTATGTTTATAATGGAATTGGATTTACAGAAGATGCTGTATTTACTAGTGGACAAGTATTATTTGGAAATACTATATTTGATATTGATAATTGTAAAATGAGAATTACTCATTCTACTATTGAACCTAGTTATGATTTTAATGAACGTAAAAAGAATGATACTCTTATTCCCGGAGAAGTATATAATTTCTTTATTCATTTTGTTGATAAATATGGTGATGCTAGTAGAGGATATAAATTATCTAATAAAGATAAATATATAAATAATGTTGTTAATGATGGTTCTCATTGTACTATAATTACTTTTAATTGGAATAATCAAGGTAATGGTAATATTCCATATTGGGCTGTTATTAGTGGTGATATTTCAATATCTAGTATTAGTGCTAATGTTAAAAGATATATTGCTAATCGTAAAATTGTAGTTTATACTGCTGAACCAATAAACAATCCTACCACTAATATATCACTTGATAGTTCTGGTGAACTTGTAGCTACTAATAAAGATGAACTTTATACTCTTATATCTAATTATTTTATTGATTATAAAGATAAAGATAAGTATAATGATTTATATGTTTATCAAGTTATAAATAGTGGTAGTTATACTCCTTGTAGTAATCAAGTAATAGGTGCTATTGGTGTTGATAGCGAAGCTAAATTTGGTTATTATGAAAATATTAATGGTGATGAACTATTTAGAATACCTGATTTAATATTTGATTCTGAAGTTGTTGGCGGTGAACATACTAGAGATTTTGTATATAACATGAATAATACTTTTAATAAGTTTTATATTCGTGCTAATATTGATACTACTTTATGGAATCAAATTAAAGAACTTGGTTATGTTGGATGGTTTATTAGTTATGAAAAAGTTGAACCTATTACTAGATATACTGGATTATTAACTAGAAAAGATTATTGTAATATAGCTAGTAATGTTACTTGGCAAGATGGTAGTTGGGGTACAAAACCGGGTTTTGTAGCTAATAATTTTACTAGTGATAAATGTTATCTATATAGTGGTCGATTTGATATTGATGATAGTATTAAATATGATTTTAATATTATTCGTATTGATGGTAAATGTAAATTTGAACCTTATAAAGAGAAACATGATGTAGTTGATATGGTAGTTAATACTACTTATCCTTATAGTTATAATATGCCAGTTATGGGTGTAATTAGTAGAAATGAATATAAACCTATTAATAATTATAAATTAGTAGTTGCTGATAGTGTTACTGATAGTAGAGCTGGAAAAGGAACTGCTCTTGAAATGGATGATTATAAGGAATTACTACTTGATGCTGAAACTATGTTTCTCGCAACAGTTCTTAATTGTACTAGAAATATTTATATTAGTAAAGAAAAAGAACTTGTAAGACTTAATGATGTTTGTTATAATGGTGGAACTTATTCTATTGAACATGGATATAATGGTAGAATGACTTATGATGGTGTTCTTATTTATAATGATAATGGAGTTATAATGAACGAAGGTAATTATAAATTATATACTCCTACTAATAATCAATATTATTATAGTAGTGATGAACCATGTTGGTTTGATATTCCATTTAATGTTTATGTTCAATTTCCTTTATATAATGATAAATTCTTTGAAAGTAAATGTTTTAATAATGAACCTAGCAAGATAGCTTTTAGTATTAAAGAAGAAACTGACAAGAAAAGTATTGCTTTTGGTACATTTGTAGAACCTAAGAATAGTGTTGATTTATTTAAAGACCCTATTGGAAATGTTGACCAATATGTTCCTAAATTGTTAACTCAATATCGTAATGATATTATTAACATTACTCGTTTTGATAAAACTATAAGACGTAGTAATGTTATTCAAGATGAAAGTGAAGTTAATGCTTGGAGAATATTTCCTATTGAGGGTTATAAAAATATTACTGAAAATAAAGGAAGTATAACTAATCTAGTTGGAATTGGATATTATCTTTTAGTTCATACTCAACATAGTATGTTTATGTTTGATATAAGTGCTGCACTTAAAACTAGAGATGAAAATGTTCAATTATATCAACCTGATGCTTTTGAAGTTGATTATAAAGAAGTCTTTACTAGCGATAAAGGTTATGGTGGACTGCAAGATGATTTAGCATATATAGTCGGAGAATTTGGTTATATTTTTTATAATGATGATTTTTATAAACTTTATCAATTTGATGATGGTCAACTTAAAATAATGGATGAAGATATTAAATTATGGCTAGATAAATATAATCCTAATAAAGTTAGATTTGCTCATGATAAATTTAATAATCGTATTCTAATTAAATTTGATTATACTTATGATAATATTAATCCTAATACTAAAGAATCTATTATAGAATCACATAATGAAGTTATTAGTTTTAATTATAAAATAGGTAGTTTTATTAGTTTACATGATTATTATTTTAATAATGCTTGGTCTACTAAAACTAAATGTTACTTTCAAACTGAACATAATGATGATAGGCTTAATTGTCCTCTTCATGTGTTTACTAATGAATATAATTATGGTAGATTTAATACTCACATGGGTGATGATAGTAGAAGTCTATATTTAGTATCTAAGCAAGAAGTAGGTGATGAACCTATATTAGTTCATAATAGTTATATTGATATTATAGTTAATGAATCTTATGAATTTATTAAATTTCTTGAATTTATTAAATATAAAGTACGTAAGATATATATTCCTATTTATAGTGATAATATTAATAATCCTGTTGATTTAAGAGAACATCCTTATGCTGGAGATATACTTCGTATATTTAATGAAGATAATGATACTGATGATATAGATATTAATATTGATAAACTTAATGAATTTAATAAGTATAAAAAACCTTGGTATGAACTAACTCAATATAATTTTAATTATTTCCGTAATGCAATTAAAGAACATCCTAATACAGTAAGTGATAAACTTCGTAGAGTATATGGTAATTATTTTGTAGTTCGTTTTATATTTAATAATTCAGATAATAAGCGCATTGAATTTGAAAGTCTTGAATGTGCTCAAACTCAATTTAGAAAATTATGATACAGTATAGAGATAGACAAAGACAAAAAGCTTTTATTGGTGCTATTATTGGTGCAGCTGCTAGTATTGCTGGTGGTATAATTAAAGGTAATAAACAAAAGAAAGCTCAAGAAAAAGCTCAAGCTGAAGCTCAAGCTGCACAAGACCATAAAGATGCTTTGCAAAATGCTCAAGCTTTAACTAGTGCTTATGCTAATCAAGATTATGTTGGTCAATATAATGATAAACTTACTCTTAAATGTGGTGGTAAAGTTCGACGTAAAGCTGGTTTCGGTACTGAATTTGCTCAAGCTCTTCCGGGATTAGGTAATCTTGCTAGTTCTATTACAGGAGTTCAAGGACTTGGTGAATTAGGTACTGCAATAGGTCAAGGTATTTCTGCTAATCAACAAATTAATGAAAATAAACGTATTGCTCAAGAAGCTGAGCAACGTAAACAACTTCAAGCTGGTCAACAGCAACTTAATATTACTTCTGATAAAATGACTAATCCAATGACTATGTATCAGCGTTCTAGTTTTATTAATAAATATAAATGTGGTGGACGTAGAAAAGCATGGATTGGTGCTGCTATTGGTGCTGCTGGAAGTCTAGTTGGTGGTATGTTTGGAAGTAAAGGACAACAACCAATTCAAGTTAAACAAGCTGACCAAGCTAGTTATAGTGCTCCTAAAACTGGTCTTGAACGTCCTGAATGGATTACTAATGGTACTGTTCAACAACCTGTTATGCCTCAATCGGTATATCGAGATAGGCTAAATGTATATCGCTGTGGCGGTCTTAGACGCTAGTCTTTTGCTCTCTGTTGAATTATTATATATAGGTATGAACTATTAATCGACTGATAGGCTATCGTTCAGCAGAGAGCCTTAAAATCAATCAAATTACAATTTCTCATTATATTATATAAAATGCCTAGAAAAGATAAAGTTATTCATATAAGTAATTTACCTAGTACATTTAGAGGTAATGTTACTCGTAATGGAAGATTTATTCAAAATGGTATTCCTCCACTTGGTGGAGCTTATGATAAAGTTGCTAAATCTACTGGTTTAATAAGACTTGGTAATGAATTTCTCTATAATGGTATAAACAATTTGGTGTCTAAAGATAATAGAGAAAAATTAATGAATAATACTGCTGGTAGACTTATTAATTATGTTAAAGATTTTAATAAAGAATCTCTTCCTAGTGATGATGAACTTGGACCAACATTTCCATTTAATATTATTCAAACTCCTAGAAGTAATGGAAGAAATCTTCCTCAAAAACAATATGCTGTTGGTGGTAAAATACCAAATGTAGTTGCTGGTGGTATTGCTCAACCTCTTGGTAATAATTTCTTTTATATGAATGGAAGAAAACATAGTCAAGGTGGTATTGATATTGGTCCTAGTGATAAAACTGGTATTGAAGTAGAAGGTGGTGAAGTAGTTGAAACTAATGGAAATGAACTTAAAGTTTATTCTGCACAGCCTATTCTTAACGGTGCTAGTCCTGCTCAATTAGTTATGGGTGGAGCTAATCCTAATAAAGTATTTAAAGCTCAAGAAGATTTTAAAGATAGAAATAGAATTAATGATGATGGAACTAAATATAAAGAAGGTGGCAAAATTTATCAAGCACCTGATGAATATAAAAGACAAATCGCTGAAAGTGGTTCGATAATTATTGGTGGTTATCCTACAATAGCTGGTAATAGAAATTATAAATTTATTAAAGGTTTAACTAAAGCTTCTAGAATAGGTAGAACTGCTACTAATTTTATTAATTTAGGTAGACAAAAGATTTATGATTTAGCTAATAAAATTGATAATACTTGGATTAATCAAGGTATTAAAGAAGTTTATAGAACAACTATCGGTAAACATGGTAGTAATATTCCTAGAACTGTTGATTATATTACTAATAAATTAAATATAAATGAAGATAATAAAAAAGCTATGGGTGGATTAAATAGAAATAAAGATTATGGCTCTAAAAAGAAACCTTATCCTAGTGTAGCTAAAAAAGATTTTGCTGGTGGACATAGAAGTTATCCTATTCCTACTAAAGCTGATGCTATTGATGCTTTAAGGCTAGCTGGATTACATGGTAGAAATGATGTTAAAGCTAAAGTTTATAATAAATATCCAGAACTTAGAAAAAAAGGTAATGTTGGATTAGTTGTTAGTATTAATGGTAATGTTAAGAATGGATTAATTCATTCTCCATCCTCTACGGGGGGTATACGCGATAAATTTGCTGTTGGCGGAAAACGGATTAATCGTCATGGAAGAACTTGGGAATATGATGAACAAATTGGAGCTTATGTTCCTATAACTAATAGAACTATTAATAGAACTTCTGCTTATCCTATTAATAAATCTGCTAGAGGAGAAACTATTATTGGAAATGATTATACTTTTAGAAATGGAAGATGGTCTAAAAATAATACTACAAATAATAATACTAATAAATCTAATATTGATAATGGAAATCGTCGTCCTCAATATTATGCAGAACGTAGACTTCCTTTATTTGAAGACGGTGTTGGAATTACTAGCGGTTTAGTTAGAGCTGGTTGGAGTCATGGAAATAATAAAGGTATTAGTATAAATAATACTAATATTCCAAGTTTAGATACAACTAAATCTAAAGGGAAGACCCCCCGTGGAGGAAGTAGTAAGTCAAGTCAATCAACTCAATCTGTTCCTACTAAAACACCTCCTACTGCTGTTTATAATCGTAATCTACCTAAAGTAGAAGCTAATATTCCAACTACTTTACCTGTTTCTACTAGTGCACCTGCTAAAGGAATTACATCTTCCGATGGTAAAGGTCAAGGCAAATTTAAAAATCTTACTACTGCTGATTGGATTGGACTAGGTAGTAATGTAGCTGGTAGTTTAGCTAGTTATTTTGCTAGTAGAAGAGCTATTAATAAAATGAGAGGTCCGGGTCAACCTACTCTTATTAGCGCTAATAAACTTAAAACTAAATACAATATTAATCCTCAACTTGATAGAATTAGAGAAGATAAATTTGAAGCTTATCGTGATATTGATTCTAATACAGCTAGTAGTCGTGTAAGTTTAGCTCGTAAGCAACGAGTTCGTAATGCTGCTGGTCAAGCTGCTAATGAGCTTTATGGTAATAAAGAAAATATAGAAACTAATCTTATTAATCAAGACAGACGTAATCAGCAAAGTGTTCGTCAATTTAATGCTCAACAATATAATCAATATATAGATAGAAAAGCAGCATTTGATAATGGTATTAGAGAAGCTAAAGTAACTAATATTAATAATTTATTTAGTGGAATTAATGCTGGTATTCAAGATATGATTAGTAGATATGAAAATCGTAAAGCTTTAAATAATACTATTGGCGCTATGAGGGCATCTGCTCCTAATGTAGATGATAGAATTATGCGAGATGCTGGAGTTGATTATGATGAATTTATTATTCGTAAACGTAGAAAACTTGGAGGAAAACAATCATGCCGATAAACTTTTATACTCCTACTTTTAGACAACAAGTTAATCCTATTGACTTAAATGTCTTAGCTAGAACTTATAATACTCTTGAACAAGGTCATCAACAAGCTATTCAAACTAAATCTCAAATTGATGCTCAACTTGCTCAATTAGATTTAAATGAAGCTGAAGATGCTTGGCGTCAAGAACAACTTAATAAAGTTCGTAATGCACTTACCGAAAATATGCAATATGGTAATGCTTATTCTAGTCTTGATGATATAGTTGGAACTTATGGAGATATAACTTCAAGTCCAGGAATGATTGGTCGTTTACGTGCTCAACAAGATTATAAAGCTTATATGGATAATCTTGATAAACGTACTGATTTATCTGAAGATTATAAGAATTATTATCGTGCTATTAATAAATATAATTATCAAGATATAACTGATAAGAATGGTAATGTTATCGGTGGAAGTAAATGGACTCCTATTGATAAAGAAGTTTCTGAAATTCCTATGAATCAGATACTTAATCAAGCACTTCAATGGGCTGCTAAAGAACAAGGCGGTGGTAGTCAAACAAGATGGCTTGATGCTAATGGAAAAGTTACTGATGATATTACTAAATCTGTTACAGGAGAGATTTATTCTCATACTAAAGGTGATTGGCAAAGATTAAGTAAAGCTAAACTTGCTGAAGCTGTTAAAGCTGTTATTGAAAATACTCCTGGTGCTAAAGCTAGTCTTGAGCAAGATTATAAAATTGCTAAATGGAAATATGACCAAAATGGTAGTAATCCTGATATAACAGATAAAAATGGTATTTTACTTACTCCTGAACAATATCTTGCTAAACGTATTGACCCTTTCTATAATGCTGCAACTTTTTATAATCAAGATAGTAATACTACTTATGGTGAAGCATGGAAAGCTCAATTAGCTTTAGCTAAACAAGCTGGACTAGGAAGTACAACTCAAAGAAAACAAGCTATTGATAATTTAACTTATAAAGGTACTCCTGTTCGTATTGATAATTTTATGCCTGTTCAAGCTCAAGCTGAAATTACTAGTAATAGACAATCAATAGCTGGATTGCTTAGTAAATATAATCCTGATATTAATATTAATTTAAGTACTGCTAATCCAGATGATATTAGAACTAGTATCATGACTAATATTACTAATCCATCTGATAGAGCCTATGCTCTTAGTTATCTCAATGATATTATTGATAATCAAGAATATATTAATAGTCTTAAAGTTGGTAAATCTCAAGATAGTATTGATGGATTTGATACATATAATTCAATTATTAGTTTAAGCGATTTACCTAGTAATAAATATTCAGATAGATATAGCAAATATGTTAATCAAATATTTGGAGATAGTTCTGCTATTAGACAATACTTTAATAATGATGATGTATATAATTCATTTATTAATGCTATTGGAGGAGAGAAAAAAGCTGCTAGTCTTGGAGTAAGATTTGGTTCTGATGGTAATGGTTATAGATATGCTGAATTACCAAAAGATTATCATAAATCTATTTATAGTTTTGGTAAAGCGGTTAAAGAAGCTGAAGATACTAGAAATCCTTTAAATGCTTTTCTTAATTCTGCTAAGACTAGATTTTTTGGTTACGGTGATAAATTTGTTCAAGTTGACTCTAATGGTGAAGAACATCATGCTGGATTGCCAACAGGTAATAAAGAACCTTATATTGGTTTAATTGATTATGTTGATTCTCTTAAATCTAAAAATGATGCTGTTCTTGACGGTGGGCAAATAAATGCTTCTACTATTGGTATATCTGCAATGACTCCTGAACTTGCTGAACTTAATTTTGTTATGAGTTCTAATCCAGAAGCTGCTAGTAAATATTCTGCTCAAAAGAAACAATTAGAAGAACAAGCTATGTCTGCTATTAAAGCTGGTATTGATTTAACTCAAGGTGAAGCTTATATTACTAGTGAAAATGGAATATTTGAACCTATGACTTCTGAAGATAGAAAAGCTTATACAGCTTATCTTAGAAGTGCTAAAGAAAATGAAATTACTCCTACTATTGTTCGTGACCCAAAAACTGGTGATGTTGGAGTTCAAATTAATATTGCAGGTTACTACGATACAGAAGGTAAACTTAAAAGAGAACCTATTACTTTACTTGTAGGTAGTGGTGCTATTGATAGTTCTATTATTCAATCTTGGAATCAAGATACTAGTTGGAGAGCTGCCGGTAAAGTAGAAAATTATTATAATGCTAATAGACCTATTTCCCTTACTAATAATGCTGCATTTACTGGAATTGATAAATTTAAATTAGTGCCTAATGGTGAAGGTTTTAGTTTAATTAATTCAACTAATAATCAAACTATTGGTTTAGTAAGTAAAGAAAATGCTGTTGATATTGTAGATAATTTATCTCAATGGGAACAAACTGTAACTGCTGTTAAAGCTGGAATGACAGTAGATGAAAATGCTGTTAAAGCTATTCAACAAAATGTTGCTACTAAACTTGCTCAACTTAGTGGCAGTTCAGACCCTTATGTTATTCAATATTACTATGATGAATTAACTAATAATCTATATTAATATGGATGTATTAAAGTTTCTACAAGGTGGTAATAAAACACCTAATCCTGAATATAATCCTAAAACTAAAAAGGGGGCTATACAGCCTCCTACTTTAGTTGATTACAACCCCGGCACTTCTATTAGTGACCGGGGTCGTGGTCATTTATTTAGTCGTATTGCTGGACAATCATATAATCTTAATCAATATAATATAGATAAATATGCTCCTTATGATGTTTATGTTAATCCTGTTGATGACCAAGAAAAACTTGATAAAGAACGTGCTGTTAATCAAAGTAATTGGGAACAAGGATTAAGAATGATTGGACAGATTGGTAATGAGATTACTGTTGGTACAGCTATTGGTTTTGCTGATTTAGCTGATGCTTTCTATAATATGGTTAGTAATAGTCCAAATGATTATCAATCTGAAATAAGTTCTGAACTTGAATCTTTAAAAGAATCTATTAATGAACGTTTAGCTATATATAGAGAAAATCCTAATGCGGCTTTTGATATTGGAGATTTTGCTTGGTGGGCTAGTAATGCTCCTAGTATAGCTAGTTCTTTAACTCTTATGATTCCTAGTACTGGTCTTGCTAAAGGTGTTTCTTTATTAGGTAAAGGTATAAAGTTTAATAAATTAGCTAATAAAATGGCTAATGCTATTAATATGACACAAAAGAGTAGAGCCATTACTGGTAGAATAGCAGAAGCTACTGCTATTGGAGTTCCTTCTCGTTATCTTGAAAATTATCAAGAAGCTAGACAAACTTATAATGATATTGAAGATTATTCTAAAACTCAACTTGCTAATATGAATGATAAACAAAGAGAAGAGTTTTATAATAATAATCCTAAATATAGAGATATGTCTGATGAAGAAGTAGCTAAAGATATTGCTAAAAATAGTGCTGATGTTACTTTTGCTGAAGATTGGGCTAATGTTCTTTTTGATGTATGGCAAGTTTATAGTTTAAAGAACTTATGGAAAAATGCTTTAAGTGGTAATACAACTAGTTCTAGACTTAGAAATTTAAATACTGCATTTAATAGTAATATTGATGATGCCGCTGCAATTACTAATGCTTTAAGTAATAAAACTACTAAACAAGCTATTACTAGCACATTAAAAGATATAGGTGATGATATTCTTCATGGTGTTAGAGCTGAATGGACAGAAGGAGTTGAAGAAGCTATTAATTATATAGCTAGTCAAGACGGCTTATACAATGGTAAAAAAGTATTTGATAAAGATATTCCTCAACAAACTATTAAAGATTATCTTCAAGACCCAATGTTGTGGGAACAAGCATTTTGGGGTGCTCTTGGTGGAATTACTTTTAGTAATGTTATGAATAAAGCTGGAGAGTTTATTAATAAACGTCTTGATAAAGATTGGACTTCTGCTGAAAAACAAAGAGAAAATGAAATTCTTGGTCGTACTGCTACTTTTCAAGCATATCAAGAAAGACTTAATAGTATTGCTAATGGTAAAAATCCATTTATAACTATTACTGATGAAAATGGTCAACAGGTTAATCCAGATATTATTACTGGTACTGAAGAAGAACTTCGTAGTATAGCTGAAAAAGAATATCTGGATAATATTATTATTAATTCTATGAATGCTGGTAATTTAGGACTTCTTGAAAGTTCTATTAATAGTAAAGAATTTAATGATAGTATTACTAATAAACTTGGATTACAACAACAAGAAAGTAGTGAACTTATTAATAGATTTAAAACTGAAATTAATAATCTTAAAAATGAATATAATACTACTTTAAATAAAGTTAATAGACTTGGTGGCGGATTTGAAGTTGGTCGTATTATAGCTACCCAAATGGTTCATGCTCGTAATCGTCAAGAAAATTATAATAATCTTCTTAATTGGGCTAATGATGTTTTAAATCAAGATATTACAAATAATCATATTGAAGATGTTGATATTAATTCTGCTAAGAATGGTATTTATCAACATATTATTAATAGTATTCAAAGAGATATTAAAACTATTCAAGATAATGCTGCAATTAATAATTCTGTTAAACAAGAACGTATTGCTCAATTAAATGAACGATTAGATGCTATTAATAAACTTTATACTCTTATTGATATTGAAAATAAAAATGATATTCAATCAGCTATTCAACTTCAAAAACAATATAATGAAGTATTTAAAGATTTAGCAGAAGTTGTTAATGCTGAAATTAATGTTGAAGTTAATAAAAATCAACTTAATCTATCTGATGATAATATTAAATCTCGTATAACTTACCTTAATAATTTCTTTGATAACAGTCGTAAAAAGATTGTTAATAAAGCTATGGACGATTTACGTAATGCTTATAAACAATATGGTAAAGATTATGTTAATTCTGTTATTAAAGATGCTAATAATGGTAATAAACCTAATATAGATAAAGTTATTAGAGATGCTTATGCCGCACTTGACTTAAGTTCTAAAGGTAATGAACATCTTAAAACTACATTAGAACAATTAGTTGAAATTGCTGAGATTGAAAATGATGTTAATAATACTCCTAAAGAGGAAGAAGTAGTTCCTGTTAATCCAGATACTAATGAAGCTAATGAAACTGATGTAGATGATACTAGTTCATCTCCATCCTCTACGGGGGGTATAGCGGAGCGAAGCGAAGCGGTTCCTAGTGAACATACTAATACTGAACAACCTCAATCTCAAACTGAACAACCAGTTTCTCAAGAGCCTATTAGTACCCCTAAACCTGAAGCTAATAATAGTCTTCCAGATGATGATTTTGAACGTGGTCAAATAGGTACTGATTTAGTTTATGAAAGTATTGCTGATTTAGAAGATTCTTTAGGACATGAATCTACTAGTAGTGATTTACTTAATGCTAGACAATCTATTATTGATAAACTTAATCAAGCTGGATTTGAACAAACAGAAGCTACTGATATAGTTAATAATATTATTGATGGTCTTACAGGTGCAG